TTATATTTTGTCATATATCTCTAACAAATCTGACCATGGATCCTCTGAATCTATACGGTGTACTGCCCGATGGCAATTCGCACATACAATAGCAAGGTCTTTCAATTTTGTTTCCTCTCCAGATTTTATATCTTTTAAAGCTTTTTTGTGATGAACCTCCACATAAGAAAAACCATAAATTGGTAAAAAATCATAATTACAAACTTCGCAGTATAATCTGCCGTATTTTTTAAAGAAAGCAGCTTTAGCTTTTTTAACCAGTTTCGGATCTCTTTCTCTTACCATGTGAGTTTTTATGCGGCGGGTACTCTCATCAGATCCATACTCAGATTCATCTAAGATATCCAAACTTTCACTATAACCATTCCATAATGCTCTTACTTTAAAAAACTCCTCTTCTTCTAACTTAAAATTAGAACCTTGCCGAGTCGTTAGTAATTGCATTTTCTTTAATTTTTCATCTCTTAATAATAATGTTGATTCAACTAACCCCTCCATCAGACTAAGCCTTACTTCTTCAATTTCAATACCAACTTTAATGGGTGAAACCTCCCTTTTATTCCAATATTTTTCTAATAAGTAATCAGGATATAAAACATTATCTTTATGTGTTGCAATCTCTACTACTTTTCCATAAGCAACTAAACCATAAGGATCTTTTGTATTTCCTTTAGCTCGCCAAATAAAGACATCATCACCTAACCTTATCTCTTTTTGATGTTTTTCATATCTCACTGCCCAATAAATATATTTAAGCTTGCTAAGGTATGAATCTATATCAAAATCTTTCCTACTTCCTTGAAATATCCAATGCCCCACAATTACCTCATTTATAAATATTACTTACCATCTATTATTCACTGACAAGCTTAATGGTGTGTCCCTACAAATTTCATATAGAAATGCAATACACCATCACCTGTATTCGTAGCTTTAACTAATTCTATACCATCCCATCAACATAATATAAGCATTCGTTATATTGATGGATGTACCACCACCTTTATTTCCTGTGGTTCCCGACACTGTGTGAGTGTGAGCGCCATTATTAGACGTTTCACCAGTCCAACCTTTTGATGCCTGAAAAGTCCATAATCCACCAGCATCATCTCCACCACCATAACTGGTCCCAGCATTCCAATTCGTTCGGGTAGTAAATGCACCACTTAATGTGTTGTTTTGGTTACCACCTCGCCTTACCGCAGCAAACTGCCCATTAATCTCCATGGTTCCTCTGTTATGAGTATGACCACCAGTATTATTCGTGGTAGCAGAGAAACTATGGTTATGAGCAGGTATTTGTGCTTCTGTTAATGATACAGAATCCGAACCACCAGTTGTTAACACATTTGCGCCACTAGCTGCAGCTAATCGAATAGTTTTATTTTCACCGATGTATTGCCATTTAGTACCAGGGAATAAGGTATTGGGGTTCTTATTTTGTGCAAACCACACCACAATACCAATAGGGTAAATGGTATTAAGATTGACTGCATTTTGTAATGCATCGGTGACGGCTTTCTGACTCATCACACTAGTTGTTGATGCGCCAGTCGATTGGACGACACTACTTGTATTGAGCTTATTATTAAGCCCGTTATTGAGTGCTGTGTTTGTTGCATAATCCCCCGACGGTTGATAACTCCCCTTAGCTTGATATCGCCCATCCCCTTCCGCTTTGGTGTAACTGTCACCTTTGAGTGCGTAATTCCCTGCAGGAGCATAATTGCCCTTAGGTTGATAGTTGGTATCCGACTCCGCTTTTGAATAGCTATAGCCCACCGCTTGATAGCTGCCTTTAGGTTGATACTTACCATCGGTCTCAGCCTTGGTATAACTATCCCCTTTTAAGGCATAGTTACCTGATGGCTGATAACTGCCTTTTGGCTGATATCGTGTATCCCCTTCTGCCTTCGTGTAGCTTTCACCTTTAAGTGCGTAGTTGCCTGCGGGGGCATAATTGCCTTTGGGTTGATACTTGGTGTCAGATTCGGCTTTAGAATAGCTATAACCTGCCGCTTGGTAATTGCCTAATGGCTGGAAACGCTTGTCAGATTCTGTTTTGGTATAAACATTGATATCACCTGCACTTAAATCGGCTTTCAGTTCCTGCCATGCGGTACCTGAGACAGGTTCAACATTGTTATTTTCAATCTTCGACTGCCACGTTTTGTTTTTATGATAAACAATCGCGCGAATAGGATATGGTTTGCCTTCTGCTGCCCACTTAGGAAAACCAAAACTTTGTAATTCCCCTATCGCTTCGGTGATATCGTGAAACATGCCGTTCATCTTTTCACGTTCGATATCTTTGGCCGCAGGATCAGTTTGTTGGTCACGCTCATAATCGTAACTATAGCCTTGTGTGTAAGAAACTGCGCCATCGGCTTGCACATCATCAGGAATAGAGGTTCTGTCCCCTTGTGTTGCAAAGGGGATTTTAAAGATTTTTGTCATGAGTTTTAAGCTCCGAAATTACTGCTCAGGAAGTTTTTACGATGTTGGCCGTGACCGAAGGCTTTTTTCGTCACGATACGGTATTTGACACCCACACCCGATGGGCGAGGCATAAGATCAAAGTTTTCAAGAAGGACCCGTAAACGTTCGTCTGGGTTGAAATTAAACACGTAATACAGATAGGTCATATCCAGCGGATCAAGCACGAATACTTTGCTGTCGGCTTGCCAAAAGAAGCGTTTAAGAAATTCGTTAATATTGGTGACCGTTGGGCTTTGCGTAAGGTTAAAATAGCGCATACGCACGATGAGGCGTTTTTGGTCGACCGTCAGCGATAAGGTATAATCGGCATTACGCCGAAAGTTGCCTTTGAAATTGGCATTCTTTTTACCAAAACCAAAGCCGATTTTCGTTTTATCGCTCGGGGGGACATCAATCCCCAACGGCACATCAAGTATGCGCGACCAAATATTCAGCCCAAACTCATTTGCCGTATCGATATTAAATATATCACGGTACCAATCACGCCAAAACTGGACTGTGGATTGTTCAAAATAGTCTGCTTTGTATTTGGCTAACGCCTTGAGGTTTGCCGCATCTTCATATTGCCAAAGGATCGCCTTTAATAAATCAGAATGAAAATCAAATGATTGAATTTTGCTCATACCAGCACCACCTGTACCGCACTGCGTTTGAGCCTTGCCACCTCATTCATTTTGATTTCATAGTTATTTGAAGACCAGGCTTTGCCATCCGTTGAAAGTTCGACGCGTGTAATAAACAACCGAGGTTCGACAGTATTGATACCGGCTGATATTTCAAAAGGTGATACATCGCGCCCCACCACTAAACCGCCCTCGCCATCGATATCCCCATTTGCCCATGACTCAACCGCGGCGGGAATAATAGTTTGTGCATCGACGGTGGCTTTTTTCACAGTCACTCGACAAAAAAGAATGACTTCTTTCGCTCTATCAAATTTAACGGGATAAATTTGACCGCTGATAGTTTCCAATACTTCAACTTCTTCACTGCCGTTAAAAGCCGCCCCCAGCGTTTTTGTACGCAGTAACGAACGGGCAATCGCCTCTTTATCGCCGCCTTCAACACACACATAAATGCTATGGGGAACTAACGTGATCCCATCGAAAATCATCGGTTGGTCAGTGTAGTTTTCTCGATAGGCCAACGAACGCACACCCTCAAGTTCATATAATGCAGAAGTGATCGCCTCCCCCACACTCACCGTGTTTTTGGCTAACGTCTGTTTGCGTCGTCGCCTTGATTGCAAGTCTGATTCAGCATCTCGCCCCAACACCGCATTGCTGGGGTTATGAACGGTTTCCCAGCCTAATACCGAACTGGCCACTTTATTGAGTTGACCCACACCACACTCAACCGTCCCTGTTTCAATGGCGCGCATATCCCCAGTGACTGAGCCATCTTTACCGATAATTAAGGTTTTGGTGGTTTCAAATAAGTCGCCATTCAGCGTGGCCGCTTGTGATCCCTTGGGAATAATGGTGTCGGCAATACCCGTGAATTTCACCTGTGACAAAAAGGAGTGAGTCGCATCAAAACGCTGCCCGCCCATTAAGGCCCATATTGCATCAAGGAAAATACCACCGGCTAAATCGGGGTTAATTTGATTGGCCAACTCTGCATTATTGCGCACAACGGCGTCCCTATTTTCGACCTCCATGGTGATCAATGCGCCTTGTGGGGTTTCGGGGTTAACATCCAGTTGTTGACCAAAGACACTTTTAAATTCGTTTTCAACGTCATCACGTAAAGTGCTGGTATCCGGCACAATTACACCCTGTGATGTGAGATATTGATAATCAGCCATTGAGCGTTATCTCCCCATAAATGGTTTGGATCACCGCGGTATAGTTCAGCGAGTTATCTGCGATTAATGCCGAAAATGACACCACCGATATCACATCATCCAACTCACGCATTCTGTCTCGAAACGCCGCTTCAAATAACGGAATGTCCGCCTGTCGCCCAAAGGTGGTTTTCCAGTACGGAATGCCCATATCGAGTTTATGTAGCATTTCACCACGGAGTGCTTTGACGTAATGCTCACAACGGTTTTTCGATGCCCGTTCACCACTCACAAGAGCTAAATTTCCACTGTTCCCCAAATGGATATCGTTATTGTTGTTTACATCAAAAGTTATCATATGGGCTCTCCTGTATTGCTATCACCTCTTTGGACTTTGTCATGTTTATGCGTAGACCCTATGTCTTTACCGTTGTGTTTCATCGTGCCCCCGTTTGAATCGCTGTTACCGTTTACGGCCTGATTACCATTCACCGTGACATTGCCGTTAAAAATGGTTTCAGGCACATTAACTTCAAAAACAGGTGAATCTAAAACCGCTTTACCCTCGTGTAATGACAAACACACGGAGCCATCCATGGACTGGATCACCAAGGCATCGGCGTTTTTACCATCAATTAGCCAGCCTTTCAGGGTGTCGGGGTAAAACATCGCATCGCTAAAGGTATGTAACCGTGCTGTATTGGGTTCATCTTCTAAACCGCCACGTTGAAAAACCAAGCTGATATCTCGGTCATTGGCTTTTAACCAACCGAAATCACCCGCCTTGATCGGCATACGAATAAAAAAGCCACCGCCGCCAAAACGAAAAACGGGAATATTCGGTACCGCTGCTCGCCCGATTTTTTGGCCTTCCGTCGATACCATCATGACTAAGGGCTTAATCACGGCTCGATTAGTTTTATCGTTATAACTCATCACCACAGAGGGAAGCATGTCATCGATGTTCATCAAAAAGTTACGAAATGCGGCCGAGAGCTGCCCTGCCAAGCTGCCTTCGCTAGCAATATCACTGTTGGGTTGGTTCATGGTTTACGCTCGTTTGCAGGTCGCTTGGTAAAAGAAAGGGTCGTCGTGAGAGGCAATATCGAACTTAAGTTGCTCGATAATATAATCACCATTTAAGGCAGGATTAAACTGGCTTTCAAGGCGTAACATGCCACCCAATGACGACTCACTATCAATTAAATAAGTGACATCGACGCCCTTCTCAGTGGCTTTAGGAATACCGACCATGCCCGATTTTTGGTTAAGGATACGCAAGCGGCCACTTAACGCTTTGTCCTGGTCTTTCACATACAACATGTCATCGTCAATAAACGCTTTCACATTGCCCGCATCTTGCAGTCGCTCGACTTGTTTCAAAGCAGGACCACAAAAATACCAATTAGCGATATTTTTATCGGTCGCTTGGAAGTCCAATTTAACCCCGCAATCCTGTGCAATGTTCTTGGCCAGTTCGCTCATTTTGCTTATGGCACTACCCGATGAAGAAACGATGTCACGCGCGGTTGTGTTGTTGGTTTTCGCTTTTAAGGTCAATGTCACATCAGGCGGTGAGGCGATTTCTGCACTAACAATATCCCCCACATAAATGCGAAATACGCCCGTACTGGCGCGTCCCGCTTCGACAATTAAACGGTGCGGTTTCTTCGCTTGAGTATAAGGGCTGGTTTCGGTCAGCAACATATTGCGCGTTGTCGCATTGAGGCCATCGATATTGACCGTGCATTCATTCTGCAGGGGATTGGCATATTTAGTGCCACTGGCTCGAATTCGCAGCCCCTCATACCATTGCAGTCGCCCATTAACTTCAATGCCTAATCGGATACGGCGTAAATCAATCATCTTCCCCCCACCAAACAAGACTGTGCGATTGGCCAAATTGCTCCCACCACGGCAGCTCATCATTCTCAGTGATAAAGGCAAAATTACTGTTGCCCGATAAATAACGGTAAGGGATCAACGGTTGATTGGACATTATGCGGAGCCCTTGGAGCAAAGTGACATCATTGCGTTTGACGTCACAACACATTGTTGCTAGCGCCACTTTGACTGTCAGTTCCCACTCGTCGCCGCCAAGGCTCACGCGCAAACGTTGATTAGGCACGGCATTTAAAGGGATCTCTTGCATGGATTACCACCCTAACGTAAATTCACCATCAGCAATTTTGGTTGCTGCCGATTTTTTCTTTTTGTCCGGTACCGTGGACGTTTGCACTTTTCCGCGATTCACCGTGCTCGATTGCTCTTTTTTAGCCACCTTGCGGGGCGGCAGGTCGCCATATTCGGGGTCAACCGTTCGCCACTCACTAAAGCGCAGCGAGAGTTTAATCGCATCGGCCATCTCAGGAATTTCATCGTGATAAAGATTCACTAACAACATCGGCTGGTAGGTTTTTACCCGCGTTTGGATACCCACTAACTGATGTTTATCGTAGGCTTGCTGTAGGGTTTCAAAGGCGCTTTTCATTTCGCCAGCTAAAATTAAATCCATACCAATTTCAACGGGCTGAACTACCACATGGTCACTGCGTGTTTCCCCCGACTCAACGGTAAACTGTGTTGCTTTGTGTTCGTCACGCACGTTAATTTGAATTGGATTGGCCGTTTCAAATAACGTCGAAAAGTTATCGACATTGAAGATTTTCACCTCGGTGATCATTTGCTTACCCCCGAACTGGTTTGATGGGCTAAATCTTGTAGCTGGGATTGCAACGCATCTTTCGTGCCACTGGCCATGCCTTGCGCATCCGTCGCTTGGGTTTCCACTTTGATTTCACCAATCGACAAATTAGTTTCATTGGTGGTATTGGATTGATTACTGATAGCTTGGCTGGTCATCGGGTTGATTGGATTAGCCGACATGCCGTTAATTTGTTGGCTCAGTCCCTTTACTAACAACGCTGTATCTTCTTCAGATAACTTGGGCTGTTCGGGGATTTGATGCTCTATCGTGCCGTCGGTCGTAACTTTGCGTTCAACCGTTTGAGTCACTTGTGCATCCTCAAAACCAAACCACCCTTTGACGGTACTCCAGCCCTTTTTAATCGCCTCTAAACCGTCATTAATCCAACCTAAATACTGTTTGATTTGCGCCCATAGCCACTTAAAAATCCCTACTACGGCATCAGAAGCTACCGTAAAGACGCCTTCAAATTGCTTGCCCCAATCTGCTAAATCGCGAATAAAGCCTGTGAGCCATGTCCATAACTGCTTGCCACCATCAACAATAAAGTTAAAAGCTGACACTGCCACATCGGCAACGACCTGAGACAAGGCGATGACAAAATCAAAGAAGGCTTTAAAGGCTTCCCACAGCGCAATAATGACCGCTTTAAGTTCGGGGTATTCATCCAAAATACGGCCTATCATCGAATCATTGCCGTCAATAAAGTTCATGATATCGTCATAGACTAAGGCAAACGCCGCAGCCAGTAAGGCAATAACCGCGATAATCGCCAAGATGGGCCATGTTGCGGCTAACGTAGCCGCTGCCGCCGATAACATGGCAGGCACATAAAACACCGCAATAGCCGAACCTATCGCAATAAAGAACCCCACAATGAGCGACTTGTTTTCTTTGCAAAAGCTCACAAAGCGGTTAACCCACTCTAACCCTTTGGTTAAAATAGGAATAACCATTTCTAAGAAGCTGTTTTTCAGTAAGCCTGATGATTGCTTAAAGCCTTGCATGGCTTTGTTGAATTTGATGGATTGTTCAATACTCTCTTTGTTGATGCCTGAGTATTCTTTTTGAATGCCCATCATGCGCTCGAGCTCTTTGCGGCCGTTCATCATCAGCTCGACGGTTTTATCATCCGTCACGCCCAACCCCGCAAGCGTAGCCTTGGCTTTGTCGAACTTCATGCCCTGCACTTTATCTGCAGTCTGAAGTACTTTTTCCATAGTGTTTTTCGCAAAACTAAACGATTTGGCCATCGCGGATAAATCCGCTTGCGCCGCATCACGCGTACCGCCCAGTTCAGCCATTGAACCCGCGAAAGCGTCCACATCGGCAGTCGCTACATTGATTTTTTTACCCAGTTTGTCGAGGGCCTCAATATCAGCCGAACGTGAAATTGACTCCCCCACCAAGGCAGTCGCCCCCATCAATAAGCCAACCGCCCCCAATGCCTTTTTGGCAAACGACATGACCGTATTACCAGCTTGCTGGTATTTGGTTTCGGTATTCTCAAGGGCTTTTTGCACGGATTGCTGTGCTTTAATTTCACTGGTCGCTGCTTCAATGCCCTTCACTTTCATGGTGTCCACAAGACGAATTAACTCGCTGTAATTACCTTGCAGTGCCTGAATAATGGCGTTGGACAGTTGCTTTGCGGTGATACCTTGGTGTTCGGCTAACGTGAGGTCGGTGACACCTTGATTAAGTTGAATGACGTCTTGCTGCAGTGCCTGGTAGTTTGCATCGAGCTCGCCCAAAACACCCTGAGTGGATCGCATGCCTGCATCAGATATTGACCGCTGTGCCTCAAGGCTGGCCATCGAATCTGTTACTGTCTCTAACTGTGTTTTAACCGAGCCTGTTTGGGCAATAACCTCATCTGCATTAGTAACAAAATCAATCGAATGTTCAACCGATAAGCCTTGCACCGATTGGCGTAAGTCTGCCATCACACGTTCAATTTCTGCGGCGCCATCGGCCGTGGTGGTCGGGATTTTTTGCAGCTCGTTAACATACTCACTGACCGAGCCTTTTACCTGTTCTAATGCCGCTTTTTGGTCACCCACCGATAACGAACCGAGGTCATTTTTCAGTTGGCTGATTTCAGCTTGCAGTGATTGCCCCCAATCCCCTAGCGCATCCCCCGCGGAGACCCAAGCAGCGTCTGCATTTTGCCGTTGCTCATCCAATGCGCGTAATGATGAGCTCACCGCATCTAACCGAGCCACGATTTGGCTTGTCTCAGCACTGACCTCGCTGGCATTGGTGGTGAACAAAATGGCATGTTCAGTCGACAGCCCTTGCAACGATTGCCAAAGCTCCGTCATGACTCTCCCGATGGTCAGTGAACTTTGCTGCGCCGCTTGTTGGGTTTGTTTCATGCCATCAATAATGTCATCGGTCGAACGTTGCACCTTTTTAAATGCCCCATCCGCTTGCCTTGTATCAAACTCAAAGACCTGCACAAAGGTATCCATTAATGACATTAGCGATCCTTTGAAGCCGCAAGGGCTTCGTTATAACGGTTAGTAATGGCAATTTCCCACAGGTCCATTGCTTCTTCTAAATCTATTGAGGTTTTGAGTTCGGTGAAGGTGGCGAGGCGTTCGCTGACGATGACGGCAAAGAACCCATCAGCGTTTTTATAATCGACGGGAGTGAACCGCTTACCTTGCTGAGCAGGAAGTGGAGGAAACCTTGGCTCCCGTCGTTGCCGAAAAAACTGGTGTTGTATTTCAACATTTCCAACTCTAAGCGGATCAACGATTCGCCATCGGGCACATGGTTATCAATCAAGGTTTGTGTTTTAAGGGGGATTTCTTCACCATCGATAGTGACACACACATAGGCCATCATTTTCAGCATGGCCTCTTTGCTGACCTCATAGTCACCGATTTTCGGGGCATTGGATAACGGGTATTTCGCTAAGATTTCACGCCCAACCGTAGCAGGTAGGCGGCTAATTAGAAATAGCTTTTCAACGCCATCAACGTTTTTGATAGCGACTTCTTTAGGTTTAATCAACATGGTAAACACCAATAAAAAAGGCGGGAACCCCCGCCAGAAATTGAAATGAATTAACGGATACGCGTACTGTCGAAATCCTGAAACACAAAGGTATAGGCTTTGGATTTCAAACGCCCTGCCGAGGCGGCAGAATTGCCACGACTGCCATTGGTAATCTTGCCGTTACGCGCCGTGACCGTTGAACCATCACCGTAAGACGCCACAAAGGTAATGATATCCCCTGCGTGTCGGCGCCCTTTTTTCGCGGTATTCGCCTCGAGCAAAATCGACAAGTTTTGATCTTCTTCACTGCCAGCCAATACGTTAATCGTGACGGTTTGTGGTGTCGGTGTGGACCAACTCACCAAGTTACCGTTAATGTCCATACCGGTTTGTGTAATATCGACAGCCGGTAAATCCAGCGGGTCAGCATCGTCAGCAAAGGCGGTAATTAAAATCCCAGTGGGAAAGGTTTTGCTGGCTTGAATGGTAAAACTCAAGCCAGTTGCAGAGATATCATGCATGTTCTACTCCTAGACTAAATTATGAGAGCCTTCGACTTTGCGAACCCAATCGCCTTTGCCGTAAATCAGCACGTATTTCATGACATACTCAGGCAAGTCGCTTTCCCCCGTGTTTTCAACAATCTGCGCGTTATACCAATAGCCTTTATCCTGTACGTCATACCACGCGAGGTCATCACCCGATGCATCCGCAATCGCAAGCTTTTGCACGTCGCTCAGCGTTTTACCGGCTAAAATTGTGCCGTTATTAATCGCTTTGGTGACCGCACCCGCTATCACCATCAACGCACGCGCTTCACCGTCCTTATTCGCAGGAACACCCCGTGTGGCCAATAACACGTTAAACCATTGCTGAGCGATATAAGCTTTTAGCCATTGTTCATTAGCGTGCACGCTCATATCCAGCGGATTAGACGCACCACCGCATAAGAAGCCCCGCTGATAGAAACGAATTTGTGAGCCAGCTATCGCGGTTTCACCGTAATAGTTCACGCGCAGCTTATCGAATCGGTCAGCGGCTTTATCCGTGGTCACTTGCGCAGGGAACGTCACACCTAACTGACGAAACATGTAGTTTGTCGTGGCGTTGGTTCGGTCATAATCCGTCGCCGCCATAACGGCCATGGGTAAGGTTTGAATAAAATAGTTGGTATCTGTTTTGAGGTTTAACCCCACAGAAGCGGTTTCCATCAATGCTGCGCTAAAATCTTCAACCTGCTTTTCGCTAACACTAATGTGCAACTGGTATTTGACGTTCTCACCCGACACATACTGCGCCAATGGCACGGCTTGCTCTAACGTCAGCTCATCCAAGAATGTCGCACTGCCGAATGAATCGGAGACTTGCTCGGCAACCATAAACGCTTCCAGCGGCGTTTGTGCGGGGTTACCTTCAGACGCAGTACCGGAAGACAGTCCCATGGCATTGGCCAGCACCGAATATTCAACACTAATGGATGCGCGTTCTTGCACACCGCCACTCAGCTCAAAGGCGCTATCGAGTGAATTAAACGTCAAATAGCTACTGGAAAATTGCGGTTCCCTTTCTGCATTGAGCTTTGCTTGAATGGTGGACGCAATATCCGCATAGGACTTCGCTTCGGACAAATCAATGTCTTTGTAGCTTTTAGTGACGGTACCAATCGTGACTGATAGCGTCCCATCCGCAATGATTTTTAAATCTGCTAATGCGGCGGCTTTAGTCCCAAATAGCGTAGGCGCTCGCCCGACGGGCTCATAAGACGCAATTTGTAATTCCTTCGGCTTACTCACCGGTGCAGGGCTGACATAGCTAAAATATTGTCGTGCAAAGTGGGCCTCGGGAGAATCAACACCCAGCAAATCATCTATTTGACCACTGGCGAACTCTAAAACTTTACCTGCAGGTATTTTGGGGTTAGTGGAAAATAAGCGGCCGGTTAATTTACGCATCGGAACAGCAGACGCGCCAATAACCGCCGATGCGATATCAACGTATCGAGTTTGTTTAATTGGCATAGTAAAACCTTATATGCGGTGGATATCAGGATAGAGCGCGCTTATGGCCGCTGTATCAGGGAAAAGAGAGCGTTTAAACGTCACATTAAAATCAAACGAGGGGTTTTGTTCGTAGTCACCATAGTCGTTCACAAAGTAAGGCTGGCGAACGGATGTTGCCCGTTGCACACCAATACCTTGCTTTCTCAGTGTGGTCACAAAAGGCAGTGAATTGACAACCATTCGAGCAATGGCGGTAATATCATTGGCGGTATATGGACCTAATTGGGTAATGAGTGCCTGAACTTGGTATGTTTTTTCCGATAATTGGTTTTCTTGGTGATTGGCATTGTTACCTTGGACATTGTAATTGCGACCTTGCCAACCATGCCCACTTTCATTGATGGAAAAGAACATCACCATATTATCTTCACGGCCTTGCTTGGTGGATTGAAAACCCGCTTTCACAGGGATATCAATACCGACTTCGGCCAGCTGCCGTAATAACTGTTTGCGAATGGCGATATCAACGTCATTATCCGTCATAGGCCCCTACCTCGATGCAAATCACTGATTTCCAGCCGTCCTGCTCATACCAATCCGCGTCCCCCATCACATCGTATTTTTTACCATTAAAAACAAGGTAATCGGGAGACGTACCGCGCTGAATGCCTTTGATATCATGGGAGGTATAAAAACGCCGATAAACTTGGTTTGAATCAAAGCCCATTGATTGTGCATCTTGAGTATCGACCGCTTGCCAGCTCCCGCGAATATCAACCGGTTCATAATATTGGTTTTGGTCATGCCCTCGCTCATCGGGCTCACGGTTTTTAAAGCGAAACCACTGGGCTGTTTGCTGCGGAATATAGCGAGAAGCGATACGGTGTAAATTCCCGAACATTACTTATCCTCCACGGTAAAACTGACGGCTTGTAACATCTGCCCCGTGTCCACTAAGGGCTTATCGGTGGATTTACCTTTGCTATGACGCCGCGCTCTGGCTTTTACCGTTGAATCGTCTAACGCAGGTGTGGTTACCGCTTTAATGGCCAGTTTCACATCCCCAGCCGCTTTTGCGCCGACTTGTGTTAGCCCATCGGTAACAGAGATATTGCCAGCGGCCGCCGCTTTGGCCACACGGAAAATTAACTGGCCATACTCTGTTTTTTTATCGCTCATCGTCGGGCGAAAAAACGAACGGGGAGGAATGCCACCGGAGGGATAACCCAACTCTTGAATGGCTGCGATATAGGCAATGGGTGTACCATCAGGGTATTTCGAATGCTCAAAGAAACCCACTTTCAGTTGTTTCTTGGCTAACTCATCGTAAACCGCTTTTAACTGCGCTAATTTGGTCATTAACGTAATCGACCCCCGCGCGTAAATCGCCCACCCACACCGCGAAATGCCGAGCGTTCACCAGCTCCACCGATGTATTGCGGCACACTACAGCGTTTTATCAGTGCTAAGAACTGTTGGCCATAGGTGGTCATTTTGAACCAGTGTGACCAATCAGAACCCGCAGGGGGCGCAGAGAATGACACGCTGACTTTATCGATGGTCACACTAGTCACAACACCAGTTGGGGATTCATCATCCGCAATCCACTTTCGCAGTGATAGCATATGAGTAACAACCAACATCCACAGTTCGTTAGTACATACGCCCCTGCAGGGAGAAAAGTAATTTAAGGCAGATTGAGCAATAATATAAATGTCATCATCACTCACACCATTAAACGATGGATAGAGCACACGAAATGACGTTAGGGGAAATGTGCTCGCCTCCATCATTATTTACCCTTTTTGTTGGTTTTCGGGACTGCTTGTTTTTCTGCTTCCAATGATTCCACGGTATCCGGCGCTGACTTATCGCTGGCTTCCATATTGGTGGCCACTTTTTCAGGATCTTCTTTGCGATTTTCAACGCTGATAAACCCGTTTTCTTTATGCAGTTGAAATACATGGTTATCTTTAAGTTGAGCATATTGTTCGTCGCTGATTTCCGTGACACGCCCTCGCGGGGTATACATATGCTTGGTCATGATATTGGCTTGACCCACAATAAACACTTTCCCATCGGTGACTGAGTAGTTTTGGTCATTCGATAACGTGCAATAGACATAGAGAGACATGGTTTTCTCCAATAAAAAAGCCCTCATTTGAGGGCGTAAAAAAGGAAGTGGTCAGGTTAAATGCCAGTTAGGCGGGTGATAGCCCAAGGGCGCGTGACAAAGACACCCGCGGTTGCGTTGGTCGCATCCTCTAAATACCCTTTGATTTGCGCTTGCGAGCCCAGTAATTGGTATTTAACGGGTACCACTTGTAAGATGGTCGCGCTGGTTGCGGTTGAACCATCATCGATGGTATCTGCGAACATATACGCCACATCCGCACCACCATTTGCCCCGACAAATTCAGGTGAGAACACAAAGCGCAGGTTTGGATAGTTCTCTTTTACCCATTGATACACCGTTTCACCACGCGCCACAGGATTAGCGACATTGAGCGTTGAACGGTAGCCCAGCGGTAACGTCAATGTGATCGCGATATCGTCTTTGATAATCCCACCTGAACTCATTTCAATGCGCGAGAACATATCGGTAATATCTTGGGTGATATCGGCAAACGTGCCGCCCTTCCATTTTTTCGATGCGGTTTCATAAGCCGGTAGATTCGGTTCATTCATCAAGCCAAATACACGGGTTTCAGGGCTATTAAACCCATAGTAACCAATCCGCTCACGCCCTTGTTCTAAAGATTCCGTCGCTGAATTACGTTTTTCCGCAGCGGCTTCAAACCCAGCTGCAGATTGGCGCGCTTCCTCTAACTTACCGACTTGAAAACCTTGTTCAAAACGCACGATACCGCGGCGTTCTTGGTCTTGAATGTAAGACGCTAACGGCACGTTGGTATGGTCGCCGTAGAGCTCGGCTTTACCGGTTGGTGTCGCCACGTTCAGAATGATTTCCTCATCGTGCCATTCACCCGCATTCAACACACCGGTGATTTCATCCAACACACGAACACGGGTTGCAGTACGAATGAGACCAGGAAGAACGTGTTGCAACATTTCACGCTGAATCAACCCACCTTGCATGGCTGCGCCCGTGATCGCGGAGTCCATCGACGCCAAACCACCAAAACCAATTTGCTCCAGTTCGCGATATGTCCACTGTTGGTTAGGTTGGATATTAAGTTGACCATGCTTGCGAATATCGCGGCCAGACATATAAAACTTTTGCTTGCTAACTGGCATTATTCACCTTCCTTTACTGCCGCTGGATATGGGATTTCGGTTAAGCGAATAACGCTCAAATGCGGTGCGTCAGTTGATGAAAGATGACGACTGACAAATCCAATCACGCGCTCACCTGTACCTACCGTACCTTTAGCCGATAACGAACCGTCCGTTTCGCTGAATACGACGGGATCATTGATTTTGCCTTCGTCATCGCTTAGTTCGACATACACCTCACCCATCGCTAAAAATTCACCTTGGGTGCCATTGCGTGCATAGTTCACTTCAACACGATAGGATTTCGGGTTAATCATGATCCCCGCAAATGCGCCCTTGCCACCCACTTGCACAGACTCCACCGAATCATCTTTGTAGGTGTAAGCCCGACCGAAGATATTTTGTTTTTCATCCGTAGAGCTAAGAATCGCGGCCACTGCTCGAATAGGCCCTGCATGACTGATTTCACCCACGACACCAGATGTTAAGCCATGCGCCACTGATTTAGGAATTGCCATTATTTCGCTCCCCATTTGTCCATAATTGATTGATTGCTAACCGCAGAGTCCATCGTCACTGTGGCTTTCTGTGAATCAGGCACACGCCCTTGCATCCACGCATCTAGCGCAATGGCTTCATTACCCTTACCGCACTGGATACCTAATTTATCGACACCATACTCTGCCACTTGCTGCTTGGTCATGGCGGCATGGTCAAATACGCCAATGAACGGGGTCAGCTTATGTGCTAATGAATCACGCTCACCGATTTGCTTTAACAGTGTGCCGGTGTCCATGGTTGGCTTTGATGCTTCCAAGCGCTTAATCTTGCGCTTTAAGGATGCAATCTCATCCATCGTACCGATGCCGTTTTTCAAGCGTTTGAGTCGACGATTTAAGCTATCCGTGGTGGCTTGGTCGAGATGCTCTTTGGCTTCTTCGATGGCTTCAACGGCGGTTTCAATCGCAACTTCGGCAGCTTCTACCGCTTCAGGTGTACCGGTTGTGGCTTCCTCTGCTGCAACTTCAGCGGCTGCCACAGCTTCTTCTGCTTTTTGCTCTTCTTCGGGATCCGCGTCAGTGGATTTCTTTTCTTCTTCCGGTTCTTCATCGGTTGAAGACTGAGTTTGTGCAATCACCTCTGCAATAATGCTTTTCAGCGCAGTGACTTGCTCCGCTGTAAACGCACCTTCATCAGTGGTTTGCTTCTCTTTGTTTTCTTCTTCGTTCATGCGAATAAGTTCCTTTGTGTCGATAGTGATAACGAGGTGATCTTGCACAGCGACGTCAGGGCCAGTTCGCCCTTCATCCACTAATGCGAGGTGATTTCCACGTAAATGACGCTGAATGACGTCATAGTGTTGGCCTTCATAAATGCCAGAGGTGAATTCATATTTACTGCGATAACCAGGAGAAAGGTCGATTTTGCCGCTGTCGATATTGCTAAGCGCTACATCTGAAAAGATTTTGATATTAGCTCTAAGATATGGCGGGTCAAAATAGACATTCTCACCAATCACCCCTTGGATGCCTTTTTTCTCCGCTGGGGTCGCGTGTTTGCCTAACATTTCATGTTCAATAATGAACGGGGTGAGTTTGAAAGAGTTAATTGTCGCTTCGCTGGCCAGTTCTTCTGGTGGCCGCAATACGCGATAGATTTTATCGGGTACCGGCGCACCAATCTCTGCCCCCAAATAATCAAAAACCCCAACTTTAGAGATGGGGTTGTCTGTTACTTCGAGCCAGCCGTTGTTGTCATAGGTTCGTTTTGTCATGTCTCCTCGCCGCTTTCTTCCTCGCTAAAATCGATAACAGGCGTCCAAAAGCATTTGCAGTTAGGTAATTGACCAGGCAATCCACGCTCACCCGTTTTGGGGTCAATAATTGGTGGGTTGTCTAAATCAAACACTTCACCATCTAGCTGTAGATGCCATTCTCTAGGTTCAGCGCTTCCACCAGAGTGATGCCAAATAGCCTTACGAATTCCCGCTGATTTCATGCGCTCATAGTTTGCCGCAGTCGTGATTTTTCGCGTTTGGTCAACGGCGATAAAATTCGCTCGGCCTTCCGTGACGCCTCCAATATCCCGTATTTCATCCAATAACGTTTTAGCCCCCTCTCCGCTTTGTGAGATAGAGCGTAGGGCGGCACTTTCGATACGTTGATGAAATTGGCTAGGAATGGATTTAATCAGGGAAACATTTTCAGCCGTGGCGGCTATCATTTTGTCTTTTAACGCTTCTGGCATTGCAGGGGTTTTGATTGTGATACCGCCAGAGAGCTGTTTAAGGGAATCGTCTAAATTACGTTGCGCACCGATATCGACTTGGGAAACAAACTTATCGGCCATGGCACTAGACTGCGTATTAAAGATTTTATCCCACTTACGTTTTAACCGGTTGAGCCAAATCCGTGTTTGACTCGCAATGCTGGCATCCATCGTGGCGCCGTCAAAATCCTCCTTCAATTCACTAAATACGTTTTCATAGTCTTTAATCATTGAGCTGATTAACCGTGACATGTCACGTTGATAACGGCTAGATGGCGCTGCTGAATACTGTAGGGGCTTGCCCTTCAATACTGCTTGGCGGGAAGTTGCCCACTTCGTTTTTTTCGTTCGGACTCGTATTCGTCTCGACATAATCACTCTCGTTTACATCAATGCCGTAATAGCTTGATTCTTTATCTGCAGCCAGTTTTTTACGAATATCTAACCCATCAATAGCACCCGTAGCCGCTAGAGCCGCATCCGTCTGAGCAGATTTCAACTCAATATCAGCACTCTCTGCGGCTGTTGGGCTATCGAGTGGCGCCCACGTAACCGATATTTCAGTCAGCGGCAATTCTTCGCTGCGCATCAACATGTCGTAATGACGCTGCAAGAGTTCTTCTAAGTCGTTCGATTGCACACTTTCCAGCTCTTCACGGTAGTTCGACTCTTCATACTCACCCGTCGCATTAAAGCCCTTTGGCGTGGTACCCAGTAACTTAGTTGCAGGTACATTTGCTGCCGCAGCCACCAGCTGGTATTGCGTCATAATGGTGGCATCTAAATCCGCTAACGAGGTGTCAAACTGTTGTGCAACGTCCTCTTTCCCCATCACCTGCACGCCGTAGTTATCGCGCATTTCCATAAAATAAAGCATGTTTTCCTGAATAGTGTTCTTATCCGCACCTTCAGGGTCTGCCATACCGATAGTCAATAACCGTTTGGTCATCGCCAGTTGTGGCGCTTCATTGGCTGTCCGTTCGGAAGCATAGACCCGCTCATAAATACGCTCTGGCACAGATACACCAAAGTAGTTATACAGCGGCTTTAGCACGTTAGGCACGGGGAACGGCACAAACTTAATAAAGTGCGATTTATGGTATTTGCGACCGCCAATGATGTAATACGTAGGGTCGTAAAAATCCATGCTGGCAGGGTCTTGGATATTTGAATCAGTTAAATCAGGCGTCACCCATTGTGGGTCAATTTGCTTGATCCCCTTGTACATCCCTTTAGTCACACCATCGATATTAAAGGGATTTTCGTACCACTCTTTTGGGTTTGAGGTTTCCACCACAAACAGTGCTAATCGACCACCATACACACGCCCAAAGTGAATAAGCTCCTTCAAGTGATGTTGTATACGGTACTTTTTATCGCGCTTGCGTAGCTTCTTGCTGATAGCACTGTCATCGTCATTATCGCAATCAATATCATACCCTTGGCGAATGGCATCACGGGCAGGCATATTACAGGCCTTATCCACCAGCCAATGTTTCGCAATAATGGCGCACATATTGTTGCCAATAAACATTTGTGAGGCATACCAAGCCGCCTGTGACTCAGGCACACCGTAAACTTGCTCACCTTTAAATGAGGGAACGGAAGTATCAATACTGTCCATCCCCACGCCGTTAATCATCGGCTGCGGTAGAACTAACCCGTTAAATCCATTCTCTTTCGCTAATGCAGGGTACAAATCTGTGGTAAATGCTGACCGCTTAGGCGGTGCAATCTGTTCTGCAATTTTTCGCCTTTTAAACGGCCACATAGAATTACCTCTTGGTTGTAAAGAAACCGCCTTTTTTCTTCTGGTATAAATCACGCAGCGCCTGCGTCATCGCATCCACCGTATCGTCATGGCCAGCAAACGGGAACGTGGTGATTTCCTCCACGGTTTCCACTATCCACGGTGCGATGTCTTTGTGCGGTAACCACACGTTACCCGCCTCCCACTCAGCGGTGCAGGCGTGGGCACGTGCGATTTTGCTACCATCGGGCTCAACGGGGATTAGCCCTGATACCGTTGATTTAAGGGAGTCGATAACTGCAGGGCCATTGGCTTTGTCTTCCACCAGCTTACGGCGCCCTTCAGGGAATTTTTCTGCTAAGAGCTTCACGGCATCCTTAGTTTGAGTAAAGCTCATGCGTTTTCGGATTTGATAGAGCAAATAGGCATTGGCATCTTTCTTGCCCCAAACCTGCCCCACCACATAGTCGGTACCGTCGCTGTCTTTAAAGGTCATATCCCAACTATGAATAACCTTGTCGAATTTATCAGGTAGGTCTTTAGGTAAGTAATAGCGTACAAACTCTTCATGGAAAATTTGACCGTCGCCCGGCTTCGGTGACTGTTGATACATGGCAGACCAGAAGTAATCACCCAGTATTGTTTTGGTTTCCAGCAGCTTATCAATAGGATGAAGTTCTGGTACCAACGCTTCCCCTTGCTCATTAATGGCAGGGAATGCGAGCACTTTGGTTTCAGGGGCTTTTTCTTTTAATTGGCCAGATAAATCGTCGGTCGCCCACCGCGTGGCCATGATGATTTCACCGCTGTTTTTTGATAAGCGGGTCTTAAAGGTCGAAACGTACCAGTTCCAAATCGACTTTTTAACTGTCGGGCTAAGTGCTTCTTTCGAGTTCTTTATCGGGTCATCAATAATACCAAGGTCAACTTTCTTACCCGTTAATGGTCCCCCCACACCCGCACACACATAACTACCTTTGTGATTGGCAATGCCGAACTCGTCAGAGTTACGTTTAACAGCAATGCCATTTTCTGGCTTGTTACCTAACCAACTCTTAGGAAATAACGCACGATATTCAGCCGACATCATAATTCGCTGAACATCGGTGTTCATATCACCGGCTAAATCAGACGAATACGACAGCGCCCCAACACGCATGTTCGGGTATTTTCCAAAGAAATAAGCGGGAAGATAACGGGAAACAATATCAGACTTACCGTGTTGTGGCGGTGCGCCTAATATTAACTTAGGGCGCTTGCCTGCCATCATATCAACCAAGAACTGGTCTAGCGCATCACACACCGTTTGAGAAAAGTGACTCGTGATGTATTCAGGGTTTATATACTGAATGAATTCATGCAAACTGCGGCGCGCTATCTCCCTTTCGATCTCTTCATCAAACAAGCTGAAATCGATGTTCATGGTCACACCTAAAATGGAATAAATAGCCCTTTCACCTCAGAATGACAGTGAAACGGAAAGTGAGTTTTTGATAACAAATTAGCAACAAATAAAAAGCCTAAATTCAAAGAGAAAACTTAGGCTTTTGGCGGTTTAGAGTGACATTTTAATTGAGTTGAAAAGTCGCAGGGCATGTAAGAGCCATTATGTTAAACGGGACGTAATAATGAAGAATAAGTTCATATCATGATATGAACTTGAAAAATTATAGGCTTGACAATAAAAATAAGGATAATATTAATTCCCATGAAAAATAAACCCAATAGGGATTATTTTAAAATAGCTATTATTCCTATCAAGCCTTCTTTAGTAATAAGCTCTATAACACATTGAAAAAATTGCTTTTCATAATTAAATATCTGCAAAAACCCTAAGCACATAATAATTACAAGAACTCCAACATTCACAGATTACTCACGAAGAATGAAACGTGTTTCATCATCATTTGTTTTTAATTTTATATAGCCGACCTTTCTTTTTATTTCATCCTTATCATAAATAAAATTACTTTCTGGATTATTCAAATTTAAAATCCATTCATATCCTAATTTAGCCTGCTGAACTTGAAATAATGGTAGGAATCCCCCATTTCGAATTTTCTCCTCACCTTCTATATGAGGAAATGTGATTTTTAAGAAGAATACTCCCAAATATCGGCTAGACCACCCTGTAGCTTTACCCACAGAATCTCTACTATCACCAATATAAGTTGTCCAATGATAATACTTACTTTTAAAGTCAGGTATTTCTTCACTTTCTCTTGTATAATGAACTAAAAGTGCCTCTCCTCTAGGATAGTTTTTATATTCATCATTATCCAGTAAATCTATCGTTTCAAGGTTATGGCTTTCAAGTATAACTTTGTCCATCAACCAATTCTTACCAGGGGAATTAGGATATAAAACCTTATCGATAACATTATAATTTACTGATTTTTCCATTTTAATATCACTCTCAAGGGTTAAAGATTTACTGACACCTTAGACTAATTGACTAACTTTCAACACTGAATTTATTACATTATGTATAATAATATATTACTTTAAAAGTAATAAATGTAATCCCATTTGAATTCAATAGAAATTAAATAAAGTTAACTTTCCCTTTTTTTCTCAATTGAAGAAGTTGTTCAAAGCTCAAATGACTAAGGTCAATTCCTGTCGATTGAATAGGGCCACCATCAGCACCGGTGATTTCAGTCTTGTTCTTAACCATCCCTAAATGCTGTGCAACCATTTTAAGCGCATCATCTTGATTACGAGTGATCACCTCAACACCAAACTTACCCTCTTTCACGCCGGCGAATAAACGACGAGCTGCGCCGGCTAAATCGCGCGTATCATGAAAATGTGCACGACCAATACCCGCGCCATTACATCGAGGGCAATCAGGGTTAGGGTCTAACGTGTCATCGTAACCGTAACCACCAACATCTTGTGGAGGTGATTTATTCGCTGCCATGGCTTTTTTCACAGCATCTTCATATTCAACCGCATCACGCCACTGGTAATTGAAACCAAAGCCCCAACAATGACGGCAGCACAATCGACGATACTCAGTTAGTTCATTAACGTCTGCGGTCGCAATATCCCACCACATTTTTAATACAGCATCTTGGGTGATTTGAGTTCTGCGCTCCCTATCCGCTAATGCGTCTGTAATTGCACGATTGACCTTAGCATTTCTGTACATCCGACTCGCGCCAACATAAGCAGTATTACCTTCGCCATTTCCACCGGCTCTCTTATAAGCTGCCGTCCGATTTAAATCGACAAGATACTCATTAACGAATCTTAACTGCATATCGTTAAGCCCGTAGTTGCGCAGGTTAAATGTGTTTTCATCATCGTGCGCATTATCTTGTTCACTGCTCTGCGCAGTTGGTATTGTGCTATTACATATAGGCTCTTTTGCGCATTCTTTTTCGTGCGCAGTGCGCAATTTCTTTTGCGCAGTTTTTTGCGCAGATTGCGCAGCTGGCCTTTTAATATATCGTCGTGCTGTCGCGTAATTAAGTCCCTGGTCTTCACACCACTCTTTAGGGGATACTCCTGATTTAGCATGTTCGGTGAGGAACTGTTGCTGTAGCGTCCCCCAATCCGGTTTAGCCATCGTGTTTATCTCCTTAGCCCATTAGAAAATCTACTTGTAGGAATAAACTTTCTAATTAGATATTTCCCTCAAATAAAAAACCCGCTCTAGGCGGGTTATTGCGAATTCTTTTTTATTTTGCTTCTGGAGTAGCATCTCTCATTGATTTAGGAATTTCTTTTTCACCATATTCTTCAGCTATGGCCATTATTTCCTTATATGGGCGAGCATACGGACCAACTACAACTGTAATGTTTTTCCTTTCCGCCTCTTCAGGCGTTAACTTCATAGCTTCGACTGTCATTATCAAGGCTACTTTCAAAGCAGCGCCTGTCCATGGTAAATACTTAATATCGTCCTCTTCACTACCTGCCATGACAGCCTCCCTAAATGCTACTCACTTACTAGATTCTACCCTACAAAAAAGACGGATGCCTTGCCTAACCAGTTTGGTATGGCTATTGATGTTAATAATAAGAGAAAACCAACTACTAAGTATTGGAAAACATAAAGCATACGGATAAATAGCTCTTTTAATATCATAGAGTGTACCCTTTATTGCTAATGTGATTAATTACCAAAATAAGTATTAACACTTAAAATATAGCAGCTCATTTTTATTTGTCAGGTATCCCTAACCATACCAATCCCATACAGATATCATGGATTAATACTAATATTACAGCTCTATGCAGATAAAAATGGTAATCAAATTGTTCTGCTATAATTAAAAGTGATCTTTTGTAACTTATAACTTCACACTAAAAGGAAGAAAATATGTTGAAAAAAATCAGTTTCCTCATCTGCTCATTAGCTGTTGCTTTCATATTAACTGCCTGTAACACCACTAAAGGTGTTGGTGAAGACATAGAGGCAGGGGGAGAGGCAATACAAAGAGCAGCCCAGTAAAAATCCTACTTCCATGCATAAAGCACTAGAGGATATATTTACTCTTCTAGTGTTTCTTTGTACATTTAATGACACTCAGTTTTGTATTTTCTTTTCCGTATTTGCTTACACTTAATTCATGTGAAAACTTTGATAATCATCTATGCTGATAGTGTATTCAAACTATTGCTTCGTTTTGTTTTGCCCCTAGACTGGGGCTTTTCTTTATTTTACTGTGTATTTTCTCATATTCTACCCTATAAAAAACCCACATTAAGTGGGCTATTATAAATTATTATTTTTCACTATTTACTATATCTACTCTTATTTTCAATATTGATGATAGTGCCTTCATTGAATAAAGTTGTGACTCAAATAATCCTTTTTCGCTGTCTGGCAGCTTATTAAACTCTCTACTACGTATAAATTTGACTAAATATCTAATTCTTACATCTAAGAGTGCTGAATCATTTAGTAATTGTTGACTTCTGTTTTTCATACCACTTTTGTATAACCAATTACACTAATTATGAGTAATTAAAGAATAGGTATGAAACCAGATATTTCAAATTATTCATGACTGGTCATACCAAATTAAAGGCTATTGAGGGATCTATTCAATAGATTGCTACTAAAAAGTCCTCAAATGGAAGCTCATTGTTCACTTAATCGACTATAAATTCAAAATATTTAGAAATAATTTTGCATACTTTGAAATAACGACTATGTTTGAAGAGATATTCAATTGTATAAAGCAACATCTTTTAGCCTACCGCTGTGTAGGCTTTTTTTATTTGATCACCTGTCGTTGCTGTTCAATTTCCCGTATTGCTTTCTTGGCTATCTCTAAATAGGCATCTTTAATCAACTCAGAGTAAGTCACTGTGAACACTCCGTTCTAATATAATCTTGCAGCCCTAATACCATTCGTGTTAATTCTACAATTCGCTCTCTGAGTAACCAATAATTTCGGATAGCGGAGTCAGTAGGTCTGGCGGAGATTGCATCATCCATGCCGGAGGGGGTAAGGCTTTCGGCTTTTTTACAACTGGCTTTGATGTACACCCGTTCAGGATTACGCTCAGCAGCAATACGCAGCTTATCAATTTCAATCTTTGCATTAGCTAATTCCTGAGTATGTTTAGTGTCGAGTTTATGAAGGGATTGCACTCGTTCTTGGTAATCTTCATTAATTTTGACTTGCTCTGTCAGCTCGACGAGTAGTGCGGCATTCTTGGTGTTTAGCTCACCTATTCTCTCATGTTGCTTCCACATTCCCCATATGGCTACCCACGCTGCGATAAATAACGCGACTCTGACTGTATTCATAGCGATTACCATATAGGAGATTAAAAATTAACTTGCTGACCTTTATAATGATCGATGGCTTTCTGGCAACGCTTTTCTAAACTGACTTTATCAATACTGCATGTGTTGTCTGTGAGTCTGTAGGCACCAAATACAAGCATTGATATCGCAAGTAGCATAAAGAAAATTACAATCACTATAGGTTTCCATGGCATATGGCCGCCTCCGCCTCTCTGCGATTAACTAGCCCACGCCATACCTTACCACCAGCGTAAACCCATTTTTTTAGTTCTTCACAAGCACCGTATTGGTCACCTACATTTAGCCTTTTCAACATTGTCGACTTAGCAAATGCGCTGGTACCAACATTAAATGCAAATGAATAAAGCGCTGCTTTTGTATATTCATCAACAGGAACTTTAACCAGGCGATCTACTTGCAGTTTAGTTCTCATAAAATCCAACTCTAACAGTTCGTTGCATTCTTCTTTTGAATAAATTTTATCAGGGACAATGTCTTTTCCCGTATGCCCATAGCAAACCGTTAATACCCCGCCCACATCTTCATAGGGTTCATATCTAACACCTTCAAAATGTGCAATCACCGTTAAAGCGATAGCCGAAGCTCCTGCGCCAACAAGCACAGTTAATTTTTGTTTGAGTGACATTAAATATCCTTAGGGGCTTTCGCCATAAGTTCGGCGGCTTTTCGTGCAGTAGCAGAAGGGTTTAGAGGGTCAGTTTTATTAACGAGTTCTTCAAATAAACGTGTTCGCTTTCGTTGCTCTCGTCGATTCATAAAGAAAGTAGCAAGACCAAGGATGATGCTAAACGCCATCCCAATAATAAAGCCCCACTCATAAAGTGATAAGCTTGCGAAAAATGCTGTTAGCCCAGCACTACCGTAGGCTGCGTTGCTATATTTATCCATACGCATGATTTCACCCCCTACGGAGTGCCTGAGATTGAGTTAATGGGTAGCCAACCGCAATGTCATTGCAGTAATTAAACATGTTGTGTGTAATTTGCGGTGGCGGTATACGGAAAAAGGTCGCATCAGGCGACCTAGTAAATGAATATTCTTGAACACCAACAATATGAATGGATTACTTTTTAGCTACTTTTTCTGCTATTTTATAAATCTCGCCAGTTTTCTTGTTATAAATAATTATTTTTAAAATATCTCCATTGATTAACTGATACTCATCAATAACTTCTCTGGGGCTACTAAAGGTGGGGGTCTTACGGTTTTCAAATGTGGTCACATAATTAGGAACCCATTTGTATTGAGCAATAAACTCAATATCACGACCATCAACTAATTTCGCTTTTTCAATTGGAAAAGGAAAACTTATTTGTTTTGAATATTTATTTGGATTAACAACAACAATTATAGAAGATAGTAGTTTGAAAAAATCACTTGACTTCAATCGTACCCCTTGATTCAAGGTTTCTTTTTTTTCAACATTTGCCTGTGCACCAAATGCATTTGTTGCAGTATAACTATCTGCTGATTTTGTATTTTTATTTGTTATTAAATCTAAATTATCTGAACCGTAACTACTTTCATCATGTAACCTAACATCCCACGCTTGACTATCAGCGTCATAAGTTAGGTATGTTTGTAACTCAATACATTGTTGCCCATATCCAATATTTTCAATGCTCTGCTTAAATCTTTTATCATATTCATTTTTAGTTTCATATTCATTTTTTGTTACTTTTTTATCTCTATATATATCTAAAATTTTAGGTATATCAGCTCCTTTGAACCCAAAAGGAACTCTTTTCCCTGTAATATTGCAATATTCAGCTAATGCTACGCTTGCCTGCGCATCTGATTCTAAATTAGCCATATTACTATAGATATCTTTTAACAACTCATTAGCTGCTTTAGCCTCACCAGACTGTGGAAACCTATTAATTAGCTCTTTTAATGCTGTTATTTGCCTTCCTATTTCCTGATGTTTTTTAGCTGAAGCAAGTAATTCTTCTGGGGTTTCTTTTAATTTCAAAATTTCATTATTTTTATCTTCAATTTGTTTTTTTAACACATTGTTTTCTTTGATTAAATCATCAAATTCTTTTTGTGACGGACCACAACCAGTTAATAATGACAAAATTATTGCAGATAACAAAAGCTTTTTCATTAGATACCTTCTATCAGAAAAAAATGTTTATAATTAATTTTCCTAATAGAAGTTATCCTCATTTATCTTAATATTCAAATCAAAAATATAAGCTTAATTTAGCTCAAGTAAGCAGTTATTCTCCACTACAGCTTTTGTCCCTCTGTATTTTGTTCTATTTCTAACTTTGTTTGCTCAAATCGCTCAGTTTCAAGCTCCACACCAATAACTCGACGATTGAGTTTTAATGCCGCTTTTACTGTTGCCCCCGATCCCATAAAGAAATCAGCCACCACATCCCCATCTCTAGTACTACTATTGATAATGTGTTCCATCATCACCGCCGGCTTTTCACAAGGATGCTTTCCCGGGTAATATTGTACAGGCGGATAGGTCCATACATCGGTATAAGGAACATCAACAGTAACCGAGAAAGGACGGCGTAACAGTTGATACTGCTCAGCAAGCTCCCGATATTCGCGGTTAAGTGTTACTTGAGTTTCTGCTAAATCTGAATGGCTTCTAGTTAACAGGTTTTCGCTATGCTTTTCACTGGCTACACGGCGAAATAATTCTTGTAGTTTTTGATAATCAGACTCATTAGGTAATTGCCATTGGCTATAGCTGAACCAATGAGAGGCCATTTGCTTACCAGTTGCTTGCTGTATTTCCTTTGCAGTTATTCCGAGTGATTCACGCGACTGCTTGAAATACTCAATCAAAGGCTTGAGCACGTTTTCTTTTAGCTGCTTACACTGCTGTAAATAGTCACTACTTTTTCCTTTGTACGGGCTTTGATAATGTTCAGCGAAAAGAATTCTTTCCGTACTTGGAAAGAAGCTGCGTAGATCAGCCTTGCATGCTCTACGCCATGGCCCTGACGGTTTTGCCCATATGATATGATTCAGGACGTTAAAGCGTTCTCTCAATAACAACTCAGTATCTGTGGCAAGTTTTGAACCGCAAAACATATATAAGCTACCGTTAGGCTTCAGAACGCGCCAAAACTCAGCCAGCATTTCATCAAGCCACAATAGATATGCCGTGACATTTTCCCACTGATTGTCCCAACTACACGCCTTTACTTGAAAGTATGGCGGGTCGGTTGCGATTAAATCAATACAGTTGTCTGGAAGTGTTTTTATGTAGCTGAGTGAGTCATCATTGACTAAATTGACACTGTTTAAATTCACAGTATTTTTCATAGATCAGAGAAACCTTTTTTGATAAGCTTCACCATGCTTTGTGCACATAAGCGGTGGGCTTTAGTTTGTCCGTGATCTACCGGAACGGGCGAATGACTGTAAGAGTGCTACCAACACTTTTACAGTCGCCCATTTTCACAGCGCTAGATATTTTGAAATGTATTTTCTTCGATATTTTCTTTGATTAATCCCGCCATCGCTAGTTGCGTTAATATCAACTGACAGCGTGATTTTTCTAATTCAGTATAACCTGAGATTTCGTCTATTGTTGCCCACCAGGAGTGTGGAACAACTTCTAAAACAATTTTTGCCTCTTCTGTCATATCAATCTGTTTTAACATGATATTTCTATACCTTTGGTCAGTTATTGGTCGTGAACACACATGTAACTCTGAACAAAGGTGACAGCAAGCTTTACTTGACGAATTTGTGGTAAACCACTGCAGTTAGATCTTCATTATCTTTCTTTGAATATGTTTTATATTTTATTAAAGATCCTGCTTTTTCATTTGAATCTTCGTATATTTCATCCAACCATGTATTCCAGTTATCGTTATAACCAGCTTCATTACGCCTAGAAACAACAACAAGAATAAATAATTTCTTTATTTTGTCATAATCTACAATATTCTTTCTAGCTGATATTTTACTTATATTAGATAACTTAGTGATATCATTTCTACAAGCAATGTTATATTTTGGTTGTGTTGCTGGCGTTGCAATTTTTAACTCAATTGCGCACTGCTCTATTTCGCTTGAAACAAATAAATCTAAGTATCTACAGCTATATTTAGTTTTAATTTGATTCTCAACACCAACAACCTCTTCTTTAATAACCACTCTTGGTGTGAAATCAACGTTATATTTCTCATTCCTAAAATACATTGCTAACTCAGTGGTTAGCCACAATTCAAACGAAATACCTTCTTCTGCAAAATACAAGAAATGGTCTTTTTTGTTAGAAAAAATATCGCAATAAGCCTCGAGTAATAGGCTTTCAATTATACTCTTATTACTGTCTGACATTAACTCATCCTCAAGTAGAATACTAAAATTATATTTTACTTAAGAATAAAAATTTGTCTGTAGATAAAAACAAAAAAACCCAGCGCATTGGCTGGGTTAGTTGGTGAAGTTACTAAAATGGCAACTTACCTTGAAATAGTGGCTCATTGGATCAAAGAAGTCAACACGTTCTTACTATTATTTTTCTTTTTCCACTCATTATCGCGTATTTTAAATGCATTATAGAGATGTGGATAAATTAAATACTCGGCAGAACGAATGATTTCTTTTACCTCACGGCGACATGTGGCCATTGAGGGCTTTCGATATTCAAGCGTGCGATTTCTGCGAACCATCTGGCGTGGCTGTGCAATACCATAATAATAACGAGCAATGGCACGGTCGGAGCTCACAAAGGCATAGCGTAATAACAATAACGTAAATGCGACTCGGTCTATATGATAAATTTTATCAACCACTTTGGTGATTAACATTCCATCATCGTCATTACACATTTCCCTTTCTGGATAATCACGCTTTTCCACAGTAGCCATAAATTCAGCGATGATACTGCTTTGGCGTTTCTCTAATCTACCACTGTAAACCCAAGCACCGAATTTGGATAGCCAACCTTGCAACCAGGCTTCTTGCTCTGCATCAAGTACAAGTCCATCAGAAATATTTTTTATACTCGACATGCTCGCAGCTCCATGACTTCTCTTTTGGTTTGCTCGAGTAACTCGATTTCGGTACCGTGAATTTCTTGCCATGTTTTGGGTGCTGCATGAAAGCCAGTATCATAACTAGCCCTGTGATGAGGTAGGCATAACGGTAAAACATCTTTATGGCTAGCTCGTTGCGCCATACCCTGCCCCGTTCTCACGTGATGAATTTCCGCGGGACTTGCTCCATATCCCATGTTTCGACAGCAAATACAGCCAAGTGCGGCTACATCTGATAGCCACTGTTTATCTTCTTTGGTCTTTGATTTTTTGGTCATTGGTCTTGCCTCTAGGTAAAATCTAATAGCTGAGCAGCCGCATTTTCAGCAGCTTCTTGGGTGGGAAATTTACGGAATAGAATGAAGTTCCAAAGCACATCGAGCGTGGCTTTGTAGAGCTCGCCAAAGGCTAGGTCATCCATTTTGGCAAAGCTGATTGATTTGGCTACACGGCGTAGGCTACCGTCTGGCATTTCAAAGGTTTCATAATGGCCAGACTGCTCTACAACCCAATAGCGGAAAGCATCAAAGGATTTGGTTGCTGAAATATTGTGAGCTCGTTTCTGTGCTATCTCCTCGAGATAAACATCTGCAGCAGATTGGAGGGCATCGTCGTTATCAGTGTAGTAAGCGAGGAATTTAACGTAACCACGCACTAGGTCTTTTTCTTCGGGCGAAATTGTACCGCCAGTTGGTTCCCAGTATTCATACCCTAGATTGAGTAAGGCGAAGTATTTACGGTGGAAGCGTGGATTGCGGGCTTTCTTGAAATCAGCTGAAAGCACATCACCACACTTGATTTTGGAATGCAAAAAATCCCTTGCCGCCGGATTAGCTGGTACAAGAGTGTCGTTAGACATTTTGATAAAGCTATGCTGTGCCATACGTTTCTCTCAGTAGACACAGCAAGTGTTTAGGATTGGGTGTTCAGACCAATAGATACTATTTTAGCAAACAAGTAAGCCTGATAACAATGCTAAATTAATGATAACTCATGCATCAAGTTATCGATTTTCAGGTTTAAAGCTTTTGAATAATTATCTACAGTATTTGTTCTAATTTTAATCATTGAATAGTTATGATTAACAAAATCATTAATAAGAGACAATAGTGTATTATTAGTCTCCTCAATAGACTTAGTGACATCCATAAATGAAGTTATTATATCTTGATTATGTTTTGCTAAAGTCAACAGCTCTCTATCCAGAAATTTATTTGCAAAATAAAATCTTTGATTCGTACTCCAAAAATACTCATTTTTTTCTTTATCGTATCCATCTTTAAATACAATATAAAAATACTCTCCAGCTTTTTGAATAGATGTTCCAGCGTACTTTCTCGAAATAATTACATCAAGTATTTTTTGATTTTCAAGTAATGCATTCTTAATTGATTCGCAATTAAGTACTATTATTTTTTTTAAAGCTAATAGCTCATTTTTCCTATCATTTTCAGCTCTAGTAAACTCATCTTTTCGTTGAACCGAAAATACCGCAAAAGCAACAGCTATTGCAGCTACTGACGCTAAATTTCCAAAAATAGACAGCTTATCTACTAAAGTCATGAAATACCCCTATGTTAAATTATACTGACTATTTTACCCTCAATTGTAACTCATGCCATCCCTTGGTTACCCAGCACTTAGAATCACCATCAAGACAACATTCCGTCACAGGTAACCGTTCACCACATTTACCACAACAACGGTTAGATAACTCCGCAATCTCGCGCTTAAGTCTTGCATCATCATTTCGTATGAGCATCTGAATATATTCACTCTCATCATAGGGATCACGTCCTGGTCTACGTAATGTGCAATTACGCTTAATCATTTCATGCTCTTCTGATTCAACTTGCCACTGCGGGGTAATAAAGCCAGCTTCACGCTGGCGTTTGCGTTGGGCAGCCTTTCGTTCTGCTGCTGTTTTTGCCATTGGTCTTGCCTCAAAAATTAAAAATAGCATTCAGTAAGTAATCATCTATCCCGATATAAAATTTTAGCCCTAATTTCCTTTAACGCTTGCTGCCCTATCAGTCGATATTTACCTTCTTTATCAATTAACTCTGACGTAGAAACCCCTCTTTTAGTTTGGCCAATTAACGGCTTGATTGGTGGGATTGGTTTGCCTGCCTGCATCTGGTTGTAATAAGCTATCAACTGCTTCTTGATGGATTCCCTGATCTCTTTATCGGACAAATTATACTGCGTCATTCGTCGCCTTGCTTCTGGCACAATCCAATACATCACCGCTGATTTCCAAGGGAACGCCTCAACAGATGGATATCGCCACTCCATGTTGCTATAGCGCTTCATTTCCGCCATGACCTCACAAACTGAAGGTAGGCCCATAGCTTGCATCATTCCTTCGCGGCACCAGCTGATAAATTTTCCACAAGAGGGGAAAAAGTCGGATTCTTGCTGCCTAGCCACACTCATCCCCGCTTTCAATTGCTCAACAGATGTTATGCCATTCTCGATAAACGCCAGTACCCATTGCCGTTTAGTTGCTGAAATATCGTCTTGATTTGAAAACACGGTATGCTTTGCCGCTGGAAAGATTTGCACTAAGTTATCAAACAGCATATCAACCAACTTTTCCGCATGCTCATTGATTCCAACGGGTTTATTGATTGGCTGAACTAGGCTCGATAATTTTTTGCTATCTCTGTTTTCAATTGCGGAGAGAAGACTTTTCATAAAGTGTTCTCCCATGCTTCAGGGCTATTCCAATGAGCTTGTGCTGGCAAGCAATCTTCACTCTGTGGAATTTCAGCAAATTTTAATACTAGTTTGTCCCACTGCTTGCGAAGTGTGCTTGGGCTAAGAATATTTTTGCACCAAAATGGGTCTTTATTTGCCCTATCAAACAAACGGCAAATCTGCCTATGCGTCCTGCCATCAATCGTGCGCATCAACCGTACCTCATTGGCCCATAAAGCCCAGTTAGGTTCTTTCGGGGGTTTGATGTCGTCATCAGATGCAGATGCATTTTCGTAAAGCTCAGTCACCCGTTTGGATATCCACTGTGCACAAAGCAAATCATCCGATGTTCCCCATTGCCGTTTCTTTTCACTGAATACAACGGCATTAGGGTGGCGAGCCACAAACGAATTATCATTCATGTTTTGGTCGGGTTGTGAAACGACTGGACAAGAAGGGTTTATATTCTCTGTAGTATTCTCTGTTGTAATCTCTGTAGGATCGAACTGCGGATTTGTTTCACCGCCACCGTCGAATTTGTCTTGTGGCGGCTGTTTGTTTTGTTGTTTCGCCAAATCCCCATTGTGACTTTCCCCGATTGCGCTTTGCGCATTTGGGAGGTTATCAATGGGTTGCGTCATAATTTGGTCAAGTTGGTCACAATCTATACGGTAATATATTTTGTGTTCTAAACGCCTATCCGTTTCAATTAAAACCCCACGTTTAACGAGGTGCTTTCTGGCGGTGAGTTGCTCGCGATAGCTTAACCCCGTTTCGGCTGTAATATCCTCAGAAGACTTATAGACCCCTAATTCAGAATCCGTTTTATCCTGCCAATAAAATATCTGGCTGAAAAATATCACCGCATTGACGCTACCAAAGCGTTTAACAAGACCAGGGTAGTAAGCCACTGGTCGCCCAAAATCGAGTAACAAGTCTGATGGTCTCATTTCACACCCCCAGCGCTTTGGCGATATAGCGGCAAGCATTTTGGTACTGCTCGGGCGTCAGTTCCTTTAAAAGTAGCTTTTGTTTTTGTTGTTCGTATTGCTCCCCAATATTGAGCGCTATCGCCCTTCTTCCCTCGAAAATATCTTCGATTTGTTTTCTGTCTGCTGGCTTTCCATTCAATAAAAAACCATTGCAGTAGGTAATCAATTCAGTCGTTCTTAGCATTGGTCTTGCCTCTTGAATTAGTGCACGCTGGTTGGGCGTGATATTGCATTGAGTGCGTTAACGGCATTATTTATTCGGTGTGGCATGTCACGCCCCTCTAATAAAATTTCGGTCATAGCTTCTGCAAATCGCTGTATGGCCACTGATGTTAAATAGTTTTTCGTGTCGCCTCGCACTCGAGCTAATCTTGAAGCTGGCAACGCCATTTCAATCGCTGGCATCAGCTCTGCTAATTTCTTCATTGCTGCGTTCGAATCGCCTCGCAACCAACGAAAGATCTGCTGTCGGTTATTGTTAATTGCTTTCCAATCCGCTTGGCCTCGTTCATCTTCAATCACATGCAAGCGGCTCTGTGACTTGTCTCGTGTGATCTGCAAATACGCACGGCTTATCTCAATTGCCACGTGCTCTTGACCATGTTCTGTCGCCCAGCTCTCAATTTCAGAGCGGACAATATCGATATCAAAACTCATTTTGCGTCTCCTGTCGCAGAGTTGATTATGGTTAATCAATTTTTCAAGTATCAAACATGTATATTTAATTTGTTTAAAGGGAAATGGCTCTACTCGTTTTTGGTGGCTGGGAATGATTTGATCTCCTCAGCCTCAATAGTTCCATCGCTTTTTTGTATGACATAGATATTTCGTTTTTTTAAAATTGCTTTGCTAATAGCGCTTTGTCTGACACCTAGCATTTCGGCCGCCTTGTTTTGGCCTATCTCAGTGGCAAACGCAGTTAATGGGATTCTTTTCATACTACCTCCTTTTTTACACATTATCACCGCAAGTTATATTTTAGTCAACACCTGCGGTGTTTGTTAAATATTCCATTTGGTAATAAAATCCAACTATGAAAAAGAAACCCATTACTGAAGAACAAAAAGCTGATGCAAATAGACTCAAGTCTATTTTTGAGGCTAAAAAGAAAGAGCTTGGTTTATCCCAAGAGTCTCTAGGCAATGCTATTGGTATGGGACAAAGTGCAATTGCACAACTATTGAACGGCGTAAATGCAATTAATGTTGAAAATGCAGCAAAATTAGCCGAAGCCTTAGCCATTCCAGTGGATGATTTCAGCCCATCATTAGCTAAAGAAATTAGAAAAATGTTCAACTCTGTCTCTGAACAGAAATTAATTTCTAATGGTTACAGATATGAATATCCATTGCTTACCAAGGTTCAAGCAGGTGCATTTACAGAAAATAGTAGTGCATACACAGAAAAGGATGCCATTTCATGGATACCAACAGCCAAGAAAGCAAGTGAACGCGCATTTTGGCTAGAAGTAGAAGGGCATTCAATGACAGCCCCACAAGGTGGCCGCCCTAGCTTTCCAGAAGGTATATTGATTCTTATTGATCCAGAACAGGATGTTGAATTTGGTGATTTTTGTATAGCCCGACTATATGGGGACGAGTTCACATTTAAACGATTGATTAGAGAATCAGGACAAGATTATTTAGAGCCACTAAATCCAAGGTTCGATCTCATACCGATTAATGGTAATTGTCAGATTATTGGAAAAGTAGTGAAGTCTCAGTGGCCTGATGACACGTTTTAGGGTTGGTAAATTCGAGATTTTGATTAATGCAAAATAATAATCATTTGGAAGTCACTGAAGCTATACGACAAATGGATGCAGGCTCAACAGAACCTGTTTTATGCTCTTGTGATGACGGAAATCTTTACGTTGTAAAAAGTAATGCGTCCGTATCAAGAAGAGAATTAATTCATGAATATGTAGCATCTGTATTAGCAAAAAAAATCAATCTACCTATTCCTGATTTTGCTATTGTACACATTCCAAGTGATATTATTGATTTTTTACCACCTCATTTAAGAGGTAAGCTTGCCTGCGGGTATGCATTCGCATCTCAATATATTGAGGACTCAGCAAGTATTTCATTCACTTTAGCTCACCAACTCATTGATATACAAAAACAGAAAGAAATATACCTATTTGATAGGTTAATAAATAACTCCGACAGGTCACTTACCCAACTTGGTGGCAATGTAAATATTATTTATAACGTCAAAAAACAAAGCTATTATCTGATAGACCACAACCTTGCATTTGCATCAGACTGTGACATCGAAATGTTTGAGTACCACGTATTCTCACCAAGAAACAGAGACTGGCAATATGACATGTTTGACGCTATATCTAATGAAGAGTTAATAGAGCGCATTAACTCTTCATGTAATGATGCATTAGCTGAAATTCCATATGAATGGATTGATGATAATTCATCCCAAAAAAGTATTGTTGATAATATATTACATACAGTAGCAAGAGGAAAAGATGGAGCATTTAGGAGCACAATAATATGAAAATACCATTACTTTACAGCATCATAAGATATGCTCCATACGCAGAAACTGAAGAATTTGCGAATGTAGGTGTGGTTATTTGCTCCCCTAAAACTAATGAAATTTGTTTCAATTTAACAAAGTCTAATGATGCTAGAATCCAGAATTTTTTTAGAGATGACTCTATCTTTAAAATTGTTAAGCCATTAATAGAAAAAGAATTAATCATAGCATCAGGTCTTGCAAATAATTTTAATTCAGCAGAAGGACTAAGGGACTTCTTTTTTAACCTCACTGAAAAACGTGAGTCTGTTTTTTCTTATAGCCCTGTACGTGTACTAATGGCATATAACGCAGATGAAGAACTTAATAAACTGTACAATAAGTTCATAAAACAGACAGGAAATACGAAAGAGCGCAGAGAAGACATATTAGCCACTGAATTAAGACATAGATTCCAAGTACATAACGAGCTAAAAGGCGTATTTAAGAAAGTTAGGTTTGGAGGGGAACTTACAAGTTTTGAAATGCCTCTAGTTGCAGAAACAAACAATAACGAAGTTCTTTGTGCCATAAAGCCCCTAGCATTCAACCAGACTGAACCGAGTAAAATGCTTGAACATTGCGATAAATGGGTTGCAAGAATAAAGCGAGCTGTAGATGAAAATATTTTGAAATTCAATAATGTATTATTCACCATCGATCATAAGGTTAAATTAAAAGCTCCAGAATCAAAGGCCATTGATGAGATTAAATATACATTAGATCGTTATAAAATATCTCACTTTGAAGCCAACGATAAAGAGTCAACAATTGAATTTGCCAAGCAAAAACTAGCGTAAATTGCATCATTCAAGCCCTCTCCTCGAGGGCTTTTCTATGCCCACTATCACCATCTGGTGTGACTCATCCTCCAAGATAAATATTTTTTTAAATTAAATATCATTCAAATTCAATCAAATATCACCGCCACTAATAATTAATCACCTGCGGTGTTGACAATAAAATCACCGCAAGTTATATTTATTAAACTAAAACAACACAGCAAGTGTTTAGTCAGGTGTTCAAACCAAATTTTTAGTAGTACCAGAAAAGATTTTTAGATCAACGCTTGAGGCAAGACCAGACAGCTCGGAAAGACGGGCAACAAATAATAGACGTAAAAAAACCCACCGAAGTGGGTTCCTTTACCTCGGGTCGCCGACCAAAGCTAACCGAGAGTTCTGCTAGCGCGACCAAACGCTAGAAGAGGCAAGACCAATGATAAATCACTGATCACAGATATTTTAAAGGAGCTGCTATGAAAGCACAACCTAAAACCCTAAGTGTCACCTTATACATTCATGCTCAGAAACAATTTGATGGCTCATACAAATACCGCCCTTATCCATTCAAATATGATATTGAATCTGGTTTAGGCTTTGTCATTGCTGAGCATACTATCGACATTCCCTTTACTGCTCCGTCAAATACTGAGCTAGTTCAATTAGAGATTGACTCACTCAAAGCTGAGCAAAGCAAAATTCTTGCTGATGCTCAGGTGAAATCAAGCTTACTGGAAGACCAGATCCAGATGCTGCTCTGTTTAGAAGGCAAACCCATTTCTAAAACTGACGAACAAATCCCTTATTAAGAGGCAAGACCAATGACAACTTTTATCTGTGTATTTGAGCCTACGACCGAGGCTCGAACCAATGGTGCAGTACCTTTAACCATCGCTTTCAATGCAGCGAATGCCAAAATTGCGGCAGCAACAGCAATGATTAAGCTATCGGAAGCTTACCCTGATTCCATGGATAACTTTAATATCGATGAGCCGATTATTTGTGAGGATGCTGTCGGTTCCCCTCGCCCTGCGCTCGATCAGTTCGATGAAAAATTTGCTGTTGAAAATGAATTTGACGGCAAAAAATGGCAACCCATTAAATATAAAGAATTTAAAAAGCTTGCAACTAAACCCCGCGTAGCTGCTTTACTGATGTTTGGTAAAACTCAAATTACTGATAAGGAATACACTTTTACATTAAAGCTCCTAAGCGAAGAAGCAGAACCTAAAATTCGTAATATTGCCACTGGCCTTGCTGAAATCACCAAAGTTTCATTAATGGATGCCGAAGCCACGATGGAAATCGCGCAGGCGGTTTATGAGTATGCTGACGATAATGTCACTATCGAAGAAGCTAAGGCACTTGGTGAAAGTTGGTTAACCGAGGAACCTGAACTTCCTCCCGTTGAAGATGAGCCTGTTCTTAAACGTGATTATGCCGCTCTTGACCTCGAAATTGCCCTCGCACTCTTGGACATTAAACCAAGCGATGCAAAAAGTGCAGATATTCGCAAAGCAAAAGAACTCATCAGCGCTGAAGATAAAGCATGGAAACGTTTATCTATGGATTTACGCACATTCCCTAGTGTTCTAGATATCCCTCGTGAAAACATATTTGCACTAGTGGCAGAAGCACGCGAGAAGCCTGAACTATTTGATGATGCTAATGCCCGTAAAGCGTTTATTGATTCAAAACTTGGTACTAATAGCCCTAAAGTAACCTCTCTCGGTAGTAGCCGTTTTACAGTTGATAATTTAGATACTAAGCCGGCTAACGATGAAACACCTGAGCAACCAGCTAAAACAGAGAAACCAAAGCGCACCAGCAAGAAAAAAGACACACCGGCTAAAGTAGAAAAAGAACCAGTTGTGATTGAGACACCTGTTATTTCTGCGCCAATTGCCACTGAACAAGATGATTTTGAACAACGTGCAGCGGTACTTGATGAGGTGCTTAATAGCGGTAATACAAACCATCTTAATATTTGGAAGCAAGTACAACGTACTGATTCACGCTTTACCAAACCACTTGATGGCATGGGCTTTGTTGGTACCAGTATCAACAGCACTTACATGTTTATGCGTGCGACTGAAATCTTCGGCCCAATAGGTGAAGGCTGGGGTTATGAAATCATTGAAGAAAAAATGATTGATGGAAAGCCGCTTGTCGAACCCGTACTCGATGCCCACCATAAACAAGTTGCAATGAGGTTCCTGCGCGATGGGGATGGAACATTACTCTTTGAACAAAATCACTCAATCAAGATCCGCTTTTGGTACATCATCGAAGGCGAAACTCGTGGTGAGTTTGAGAGCTACGGTGCCACACCTTATCGCTATCAGACCAAGCAAGGAATAAGAACGGACAGTGAAGTGATAAAAAAATCACTCACCGACTCAATCAAAAAAGCACTTTCCATGCTGGGCTTTAGTTCTGACGTATTTATGGGAATGCATGATAACCCTGAATATGTGGCGAGTAATAAGCTTGAGTATGAAATCAAAGCCGCCAGCGATAACGCTGAAGATGCGACCCGCATTCGCAAAGAGTTAGACGAGAAGTTCACGCGACACACTGAAACGATGCGCAGTGCAGTGACGCCAAACGAATTACGGGGTATCACTTCCACCCTCACCCGTGAAATTTCAACCCATGCCAAGTTGGCCAAACAACGTGGCGACAGTGAATATGAAAAATATTTAAACGGCCGTCTACGCCGGCTAAATGAAATTGAAAAAGAGTGTTTAGACCAACTGAAACAAAAAGAAGAGGCAATCTAATGACCAAGACAACTGCTATTGCAATGGCTGCTGACTACAGCAAATTACAACAACTCGTCGAAACAGGTGAATTCACCGCAGAAGATGTCGCCGATACCTTAGAGGGCATCGAGTGTGAATTAGGCGATAAACTGGATGCAATTATGCTTCATGCCCGTAATTTAGAGGGGCAAGCTAAAACACTGGATGAGGAATCTAAACGCTTGGCTGACCGTAAAAAGTCATTCGAAAATCAGGTTAAGAACCTGAAAAAATATGCATTGGATTGCTTGTTAACATCAGGCAAAGACAAGTTAAAAACCACTAAAAATACTTTTACTGCTCGCGCCGGTGTTGTGCGTGTCATCATCGATAACGAAGCCGCTTTGCCCGATGAGTTGGTGGATGTTCAGACCATTACTGCCCCTGACAAGAAACGCATTAAAGAAGCGATTGAAAACGGTATTGAAATACCTGGTGCTCACTTAGAAGTCGGTGACCGTTCATTAATGGTTCGTTAATCAATATAGCGCCCAGCAATGGGCGCATATCAGGAGATACTTTTATGGCCATGAAATTAGAAGTCATCATCACTCACGATGAAGCTAACAATAAATGCAGCGTTGAGTGGACCACTGCATCGACTCAACAAGTCACTCGCCAAGAAGAACAAACGCTATCACTGGTAAAAAAAGCGCTGTTACTTCAACTGGGTTACCCAACGGCACCGGCTGTTATCCATTAATGTGACATGTCACTAACGAGGCAAGACCAATGCTAAGACACGAGCACCAAAAAGACCAAGAAGTCAAAATCACCCTACCCGATGGCTCACACGGGTTTGTTTCAACGGATAGGCGTTGCAAGGTTTCTTATGACTTCCCAGCACATATTAGAATTGAAATACTGCCTACTCAGGCAGAACTACAAAGGAGTAAACAATGATTTATGGTTTATTCTTGCTAATTTGCAGCGGTGCTGATTGTTTATATAAATCTAACGGCTATACCTATCCCGATGAACAGAATTGTTTAATGGACAAAGAGGCCCTAACTCAGCGGGGTGTTTTATCTGAATGCTATCCTATCGAAGCAATTATTCGGGCCAATAATTGATTAAGCATAATCAGTTTTATTCTGCATTTTTTCTTACTGTGGTGGTTTATTCAAAACCAATGGATAACCACCATGAAACAACCGCAACTAACCCCTTGGGAACCCAAGGAACAATTATTAACTGAGTTTGATATTAAGTTAGGCAAGTTAGCTGCCAGTGTAAAAAACAGACCATGTGCTGAAGCTGATATCAAGCATGCCTGCAATATTGCTGACCAACTTATTTTATTAATGATGAGGCAAGACCAAGATGAAACAAAATATCACAGAAGGCTATGATTTATTTCCTCGCGACATTAAGCAAGCGGATATAGGAGGAAGTTATGTTATATGAATGTTTGCCTATTTCCGCGTACTGCAATATGTACGGAGAAACACCAGAGTCCATTAATAAGCGCATACAACGGCAATATTGGATAGTCGGTGTACATGTTTTAAAAGTTGAAGGTTCAAAAGAACGTTGGATTGATATTGCTGAGGTGAATAAGTGGGCGCGAAAAAACAAACAGGCTACACACTACCAAGAGGGGTAACGGTTCGTAACAACAAAACCAGCCAAACTATTGTTATCACATTTACTTATAGAGGGGCGCTCTGTAGAGAGCCTCTCTCTAGATTAACCGTCGACAATAAAAATATTAAATACGCTGAAAGGTTGCTCGCTGAAATTCAAAATAACATTGAAAAAGGTACTTTTAATTATGCTAAATATTTTCCTAATTCTAAAAAATTAATGCTCTTTGGCGTTAATAATCGCGAAAAAAGAGTAATTGATTATTTAGATGAGTATTTAGTTATTTGCGAAACTCGAAATTTATCCCCCTCAACAATTGGTGGTTATAAAAAATGTAAAAGCGCCTTGTCTGATTTGCATCAATTACATGTTTCATCACTAACACCGGCAATACTAAAAAACTGGATACAAAAACAAACGACAGTATTAAAAACCATCCGTAATCAGCTCTCTTTCTTACGTAGCTCGCTAGATGAGGCCATTACTGATGGGATTGTGTCAATTAACCCAGTAAGCCTTGTATCCGCTTCAAGATATCAATCAAATAACAGTAACAATGAAAGCAGTTATATTGTTGACCCATTGTCACCTAAAGAAGTCTCTGCCCTACTCGCTGCAGCAAGATATGAACAATGGAAAACCCTATTTCAATTTGCCATTAATACAGGGTTAAGAAGTTCTGAATTATGTGCATTAAGATGGAGTGATATTGATTTCATAGAAAATACTGCACACGTGCAATCCGCCAGCGTGGTTGGTGTTATTAAGAAAACCAAAACTAAAGCTGGTACTAGAAAGGTTGAGTTGAATAGTGAAGCCCTGAACGCCCTGAATGAGCAGAAGCAATTCACATTTATGAAAGACGGTGTAATTTTCGAGGACCCGAAAACAAATAAAGCTTGGGCAGGTGCTGATGCAATCAGAAAGAAAGCATGGGTGCCAACTCTGAAGAAAGCAGGTATTCGGTACAGAAATCCTTATCAAACGAGACATACCTTTGCCACGAGACATATCAGCCAAGGAGCAAATCTGTTTTGGCTAGCAGGACAAATGGGACATAAAGGACCTGAGATGCTGTTTAGGCATTATGGGGGATATCTTAAGGAATATGATGGGAGTGTGGTGAATAATGTTCACCATTCCAATTCGATTTAAGTGATTTAATTTGATTGCAATTCTGTATATTAACCAATTATTTATGTAGCTTAAATGAAACCTTTAATTTATTCTATGCATGTTATACATATACTTTTATGATAGTAGAAATCAATCAGGATATATTATATATGACAGATGATATTTTGAATAAATCGATATGGTGGGAAAAAACTGTAGAATACAATTTTGTACTAAATTCCCAAAAAGATTATAACTTAAATCTATTGACCCCTTTGGATGGTCATGTCGAATCTATTGGTGATGCTGTAGTTGGAGAAAACAATAATTTTTATATTATTGAGTTCAAGAAAACATTGGAAAATTTCAATTCAGAATATAAAAAATATAATGGTGATGAGGAAGGATTTAACAAAGCAAAAGAAAATTGCAAAAAGCTTCATGGATGGGAGCATCATTTTGTTATTGGGGGAACTATAGAAAAACTTCAAGAAAAAGTAATATTACAATTAGATATTAAACGATATTTTGATGTCGATAATAGCAACCCATTAGATAAAAAAGAACTTTTTCAAAACGGAATGAGTAAAAATGAACTGTCTGAGTATACTTCGGAACTGACTAAATTTAAAAAAAGAAATAGTGAAAGTAGCAGCTCGAGTAATTTTCAAAGTTCATTTGTTCTAGCTGTTAGTAATGATAAAAAAGCACATTCCATCCCTTTAGATTATTACATTAATCTTGTACTAAAACCCAAACCTGAAAAAAAACAAAAAAATAATCTTGGGCTATGACTAAAATGAAATAGAAACTATGGTATAAGCTTTCCTAATATAACTATACCATGACCTCCATGTGCACGCCTAGTGCACATGATTGTTCCTTCATAAAAATACTCTTTTATAATCAATAAATTGAAAAACTTCGGATGCGGATTCAACTCCCGCCAGCTCCACCAAATTAGTATTCGAATACATTCGCAATTATTCGAAAACACCTTAAAAAGCCTTAATTCATAACGAGTTAAGGCTTTTTTATTATACGTTTATATTCGTTACCTATCGTTTTAACTCGAAAGCTTTGGTAGTATGTTTAGTAGTAAAGGATAGATACTACTATTTTTCTTACTACCAAAGTCCTGTCCTTATAAAATCTCTTTATATAGTTATGTTTTTCGCTGAAAAATGCGTCCCGCTGTCCCAAAGCAGGTTATCGCATTGATATATAAATAAAAAACATAGGACAACGCCCCGTCCTCGGCTATTGTCCCAACATTTATTAACCAGCCACGAAAACAAGCTAACCACATGATTTAAAATAGAAATACACACTGGGACACTAAAATTAAAATAGGACACACTGTTAAGTAATAGAGCAAATGTCCCGTAGTAGTAAGCGATTTAACCGTTAAAAACGTTACTACCAAGATAGAGAATCGAATATGCCTAAAAAAATAAAGCCCCTATCCCCTACAGCTGTAGCCAACGCAAAAGCTAAACCTAATCAGGCAGGGGAACTTAAGGACACAATATATCGAGACGGGGACGGATTAGAACTCCTCGCTAAAGTTTCGGGTTCTCGTCGTTGGTACTTTCGTTACTACAAGCCGCTTACACAAAAACGCACAATGATAGCAATTGGTGAATACCCTGCTATTGGATTAGCTGACGCCCGTAAAATCAAAGATGAGTACAAAGCGTTACTGGCACAAAACATTGATCCTCTTGATTGGGGTAAACAGCAACAAGCTATAGCACAAGAGGAAAATAGTCATACTCTTGAAAAAGTTGCTACTCGCTGGATAGCCATTAAAAGAACGACTGTTACCCCCGACTACGCAAATGATGTATGGCGTTCACTCGAAAAAGATATTTTTCCAAAATTAGGTAAGATGCCAGTCTCTTTACTCAAAGCCCCTATGCTGGTGGAAATATTAAAGCCTATTCAAGCAAGAGGAAATTTAGAGACAATAAAGCGCCTTACTCAACGCACAGTGGAAATAATGGACTTTGCTATGAATGCGGGGATTATTGATGCCAATCCGTTTACTACCGTTAGTAAGGCGTTTCCTAAGCCCAAGAAAAAGCATAACCCGACCCTAAAACCCGATGAGCTTCCTCGACTAATGCGTGCGCTATCTGTTGCACAAATTGAATTATCAACACGCTTAGTTATTGAATGGCAATTACTAACCGTTACTCGACCAGGAGAAGCCGTACAAGCCCGTTGGTCTGAAATTGACTTTGATAACAAGCTTTGGAATGTGCCAGCTGAAACAATGAAGATGGGGCATGCACATACAATCCCATTAAACCAACCTGCTCTCGATATCTTAGAAGTCATGAAACCTATTTCAGGCCACAGAGAATTTGTCTTTCCTCATCGTTCTGAACCTTCAAAATCGATGAATAGCCAAACAGCTAACATGGCCTTAAAACGTATGGGATTTGAAGGCTTACTAACAGCTCATGGAATGCGCGCTATCGCCAGTACTGCGATGAACGAACAAGAGTTCATGCCTGATGCTATTGAAGCCGTGCTAGCCCATAGAGAGAAGAATTCGGTACGTGCAGCCTATAACCGCTCAACTTATCTTGAACAACGAAAGGTTATTATGGATTGGTGGGGACAATTTGTTAAAGGTGCTGCAACTGGTGATATGACAGCTGCAGAATGTATTAAGGGTTTACGGGTTGTTGGTGAATAACATGAGCAAAGATCTGTTCACTCTAGAAAATATCAACAAGGCTAAAGTACTATTTTCACCCTATAACGAGGATAGCTTAGATTTATCTGTCTACTCCTCGGCCCATTGGTGTATCCACCAGCTTTCTACGTTATCAGAAGATGATATTAGCCAAGCATTATATTACTTAAGCGTATGGGACTTAGTTTATGAGCCATTCGTCACAGTTACCGAGTTGACCAAAATTGATAGTGATGTATGGCAATATTGCATAGCTTCACCATTATCAGAGGGTAATAAAATAATACCTATAGTTGGTGCTTGTGCAGTGCTTGGCAGCAATGAAAACGCAGGTATTCCATTAGAACAAACTTTACTTGCAGCTAGTAACTTTGCCTTTGCCGTCTTAGCTAAACAACAATTTGACGCTGAAACAATCAATGACTTTGATAACCTTGACTTAAAATCTAAAAAAAGAAAAGCCGCCAAAGCTAAAAGTGATATTTATTATGGCCCCATCAAAGCACAAATGATTGAATGGGCAAAGCTAGTGTTAAGTAATAACAATCAAGAAATGACTATGACCTCTTTAACTGATAGCGTCGATGCACTTTATCATAAGTGGATAGCAGTAAATCCACTAGGATCATTGAACTATGCAAAGTTACACCTATACAACAAAAATCAAAAAGAAGGCAAAGAGTTAGCTTGGAAAACTATTTATAATTATGTCACACCAATACTACGAGATAACAAATGCTCGCCAACTAAATAATAAATTTTAATTACAAACGGTTAAGTCATTACCAATAGTAATTATATAGTGAAAATATTAACGAATAATATAGGGTGTTATATGGCTATAGGTCAAAAAGATATTAAGTTGCTATGGGGACGCTCTGGTAATCGATGTGCTATTTGTCAAGTTGAGCTAACACAAGACAAAAACTCCACAACATCTGCTTTTACTTTAGGGGAACAAGCGCATATTGTTGGTGAAAAAGAAGGTGCTGCAAGAGGAAAATCTACCCTAACCTTGGAAGAAAGGAATAGCTATCATAATCTAATTCTACTTTGCCCAAACCACCATACTGAAATAGACAATAATGAAGAAGATTGGCCAGTAGAAAAACTTCATATTGTTAAATCAGAACATGAATTATGGGTAATGGAAACCCTAAGTAGTGTAAAAGACCTATCTGCTATAGCTAAGCAAACGTCAATAACAACAATAATCAATGCAGCGGTAAAATATTGTCGTTTAGAATATTGGCAAAATTGGACTAGTTTTGCATTATCTCCCGATCCTACATGGCCCAAAGAATTACCCGACGAAATATTCGATTTTAGACAAAAAGTTATGTCTGCTATATGGCCAGTTGAACTAAACGAATTACAACGTGCAACTGAAACCCTTTCTATTGCTCTTAATATATCAGCACAAAAGTTTATGGAACACTCAGTGCTTCATGGTGATACTTACTACCCACACAAGTTCTATAAAACTGGTGGATGGAATCAAAATTATGATGAAGATGCTGACAAATACTTAGAATGGATTCGGCTTTGCCATGACATGTTAATAGAGGCTACCAAGTCCGCAAATTGGTTTGCCGACGTAGTGCGTAGAGATGTCGACCCAATGTTCTTTTTAGAAAAAGGTAAGTTTCTTACAATGGAAGGCGATATATTAAGCTTTCACGCTAAATTGCATGAGTACACGGATGAACAAAAAGCTTCATTGCCTAACTCATTAATACAATCATTGAAATAAACAAAGCCCACCCTATCTGTATATTATGTTTGCCTTTATGGCGCCATAACAAAACTGATTGCAAAGTGTTGATAATGCCCTACTAAAGAACATTATCAACACTCATTTTTATAATTCTAACTTCGTTTCATCAATACGATAGTAACGCTTCCGTTTACCGTCGATAGGATTGTAAGCCCTTGGGTTATACTCAAATTTAAACTGCCCATTTAGCTCTTGGGCTTCTTTAACACCTATTAGCGCGCCAACTTTATGCAGCTCGGCTAACGTCATTTCCATGTTACAGTTAGCTAATACCCTATCTCGCATAGCATCAGCCGTTACCCAATACACCCCACCAGCATCTATAACTTCATCAGTGTTATCCTTTGATTCAACGATAAAATCACCAATTGAAGCTTCTGGGGTTTGATTACGAACATAATAGCCGTCAAAGGTAGATAACGACGAATTGACGCCTATCTGCTTAAAGCGAGATTCGCGGTGTGTACTCAAATAGGCACAAAGTTGCCTAATACCATTAACACTTTCTAAGTCCCCTACCGTTCCTCGTTCTTCAACATAGCTACTAAAGCACTCCCCGACCCCATTAATAGCTTCACCATTGCCCCAACCAGTTACACCCAACTCAGTCGCATACTCACCCGCAGCCGCGCATAGCGCAAAACGTTCTAATACTCGGTCAAGCTGAGAGCTTGCATTATCGGGACGATACATAGTCTTAAATTGGGTAATATATGCCTCAAGCTTTGGTAGTAACTCTGAGCGTTCAATATGTGTCAGCTTTTCGAGCCAGTGAATGCCGGCAGAACCATAGTATTGAGTTGATAATGTGTTAAGACTATCAGCAAATGCTTTAGCAGAAGACATCGAGTGGATATCATCAAACACACCCAACTCATCAATAACAATCGCAGGTATATCAACAAATCGAGCTTGCTGACCTGCAGCTATAGCTTCACCTGCTGCTTTGAGATAGTTTTCAAAAGCATCTTCACTAGAAGCTAGAACAAGCGTTCGCCATTGTAGAGTATCACGTAAAGTAACATCTTTAGTTCCTCGGACTTTACCTTGCCCAAGTGCCAACATATAAGCAATTTGCCCCACCATTTTAGGGTTAGCCGCTTTCAGCTCATCCAATATTAATGGAAGGTCATTATGTGCGGTGGCCAGAACTTCAATTCCAACTAGTGAAGTATTACAGCTATGTGCATAGCCACCTGTTGTAGCACCACTCCCCCAAACAGAAGCCGCTGTATGTTGAGCCGTGCTCTTACCTTTAGAAGATGGGCCTTTTAAGCTAAAGACTCCACCATCTACGCCTAGGACGTCTAACAATGGTGCAGATAGTGCCACACAGACCGCAAAAACTAATCGAGTGTTATTAACACACTTAGCCGCAATATGTTCTTGCCACTCTTCTAATGTACCTAATTGTGATAATTGGCTACTTTCGGTTTTCTTTCTACCCGATAAACGATACATGATCTTATCGTCAGTAGGGCCAATTGTTCTATCGGGTAAAACAAATGCATGAGCATTAAACCAACCTGTCGTATCTGCCAATGTAATGCGTTCTTTTGCTGTTGTAATATTGAAGTAATCAAGTAATGCTCTACTTTGTGAAATGTTGATCCACAAACCTAGATTAGCGAGCCGCTGGAGGATGTCCGTACCTTGTTTATGTAATTGCTCATCGGGAACAATAAATTGCTTCTGTATAGAATCCCTATCATTAAACGTAATTAACTTACCCCAGTTATCACTATACGCATCACGAGTTAAGCCTCGAATTGAAAATAAAGAGGAAACTTGCTTAGTAACAATGATTTTATTCTTACCTGTCCCTTCCTCTTTATTGAGCATTAACCCTTCATCAGTCATGTATAACCCGACTTTTTTAAGCTCAAGATAAGGTCTTAATTTTTGCGGGTTTACCCAACCTAAGCGATCTGCTTTTGCAAAAACGGCTTTATAACTGGTTAAATCTGCTCGAGATGTAGCCCAAGTATCCTCGAATGCTTGCTCATCAAATGTAGAACCTCCAGCGATAGACCATGATAAAGCCAGTTGATAGGCTTCATCTTCATAAGGCGTATTTTTTAGACTACCGAGTGCCGCTAACACTTTTTGCCAATCCGTACGCCCACCTTTTGATATTTCAACCATTGACGGAAAAAACAAAGCATCTTGTAAATCGGCTAAGGTATGTTCATCAACATCAAGCCAATTATCAAAATCGGTAAAATCATCAGTGTTCGGCTCATATTTTTTAGGTGCTTTTAGCTCTAGCGTATCCGCACACTCTAAACATTCTGCAACGTTGACTAGCTCACCATCGAATTTATAGGTAATTGCATCAGTAACTGGTACGCCTTTCCTAATTTCTTTATTCAACGGATTCTTTATAGGTAAATAGCACTGTTGTTCTGCACGATATACCGATTCATCCCACCCAATGATTGGACTCCATGAAGAGTCACCAAGCTGTTCAGCCAGTGAACTCAAAGCTTGGTTAATTTCTACTTCAATAGCTTTACTGACTAGTTTCCCTTGATTGCGGTCAACCTCATTATCCAACATCAGCACAAAGCGGCAACGAGGAGCTTCTGCGGTGTAGTTGAATGTGGTGTATAAAAGCCCTTTATATCTTTTTTGCAAATAGCTGATCAGTGCTTGGTAAGTTTTAGGGCTATCAAAACTGTCACAATCAAAGCTGATGAATCGACGTTTAGCAGCGAATAAAGATAAACGCCAAGGTTTAGTACCTTGAAACTTTTCAGGATACTTTTCTTTTGGATCTTGCCCTCGAGGATGTTCACCTGTTGCCATTGGAGCACAAAAATATTGCTGATACTTTGCTTTAGCGGTATCGGATAGAATTTTATTGATAAAATCGTCCTCATCCTCTGCAAACCGCTGTTCGGGCGTAATATCGAACTTATCCCGACCTCGGGAATAGTAGATTTTATCTGCCATATATTAACTACCTAATTTCTTATTACGTTTTCTTTCATTAGCCTTTATACGACGACGTACAGCCCGATTAACAAAACCCGAGTCCATGACAACCATATCGCCATAACGTTTTTCTATGCCTATATCTGATGAAAATGTTTCTGCTTTAGCTGCGCTACAACGCTGTAAAACTGCAATATGTGAGTTAGAGTATTTAGACATAATGTTAGTTATCCTCGCGTGAACTAAGCTGGGCGGCTAAGTAAGCATCGACTTCACTAGCCGACCACCCTACACGCCTTAGTCCTAACTTGACGGACTTTGGAAATGTAGGCGTTCTTTTTAAAAACTCATGAAAGCCACTATCAGACTTATAATGCAGTAAAGCTTTTACTTCCTTTTTCGTTAGCATTGATTCACCCGTTGTTATTGTCTTCACCTTTATTCGGTATTATTCGGTTTACGCTGAAAAGGTACGCTGGCTAATTACCGCTTATAAGACTTGTGCATGTGCAGAGGGGAATAGACTCGAATAAGGCAAAGTTGCAAAAAATTACCTACTCCGCGAAATATTCACCCTCTAACACCAATTACTGACCAGTTGGCTTTTCGTTTTGCATATTGATAGCCATAAGCGCGGCTGTTTCTTGCGCCCATGCGATTAGGTCATTGGAGAGGTCTTTAGCCTGAGGATCTAACGCCAAGAACTGAGCCGCTTCTAATGCCGCAGCAATTGGGCGAATAATATCCGCAGGAGTAGCAAAAACAGGATGATTAGGCATGTGCCACCTCCTGACGAATACGCGCAGAAAATACACAAGGTGAGTCGGGGAGTAATAAACGAGCTTCTTGTTCGCTGGTGGCTTCAACAGTGAAATATTTAAATTGTTGGCAGGAGAAAAAACGCCATATAAATTTAGGGTGAGTTTGGGCAAGGGTAGCCATCATTATGATGATCTCCGTTTGTATTAATTCGAAGTCACCACCAGAAACGCCAATTTCGAGGGTGGTGACGTTGACAGGGTTGGCGTTACTGGCACAAACGGAAACCAGCCAGCCCGAAGGCTGCCCCACCAACGCCACCATTGAATCAGAACGGCATAACACCGTATTTAATAGGTGTGCGTAGGCATGGACACAAAAAAAGACGCAAGGCGCGTCATGTGTCGCCGTTTGTAAATTCAGGACGCCAATCCTGATACTAGATTTTGCTAGTATGAGATCACTATATCGAATTGATACCGATAGAAGCAAGCTATTTTAAATTCTTTTGTATACCTTAAAATGCTAGACTAACGTGAATTGTTACTCGGAATGTAATGTGAACGATATGGTTGAAAATATAGAACAATTGAAATGTATACTAAGAGCCGTAAAACATGAAGCTCACAACTTTTCTGGGGTTGGCCTAATTGTATATTCTGACTTAAAATCAATACCAATTTATCCTTTAAGAGTGAAAGAGTCGCCTTACACTCACTTGAATACAATAGAGCATTTGAAAAAGATATCTGAGTATACTAGTGGTTTTCACGATGGATTTCATCTACTAAATAATCGGTTAGAAATCACTCGTGTCTCTCAATATTTTTCTCCGCCCATTATCAATAATATTAATTTAACAAGGGAAGATGGGTTTGGAGGCAGGTATCTAGCCGCATTATTTGGAAGCTGTATTGATGGAATTATGTTAACCGGAATTGCCAGCAATAATTTTGGGATATCCATATTTAATAATGGAATTGAAATTTACCATGAGGATAATTAAATGTTAAAACTAATAGAACCTAAAACCATAGTTATCTTTATATTATCTTTATATTTCATAATTATATCCATCCTATTTACATTCTATTACTACACTACTGATGGACTATTTTCATATCTAAGTATGTTTTTCAAAGCTATTTCGTTCACTTGGTTAATAATTTTTATTTTGTGTTTTACATGGGAATATCTATGGAAAAAAATTCCATTACTCTCTAAAATATTCTTTCCAAATTTAAGTGGAGACTGGATAATAACCATTGAATATTTTAATAAAGAGGATAATAAAACAAAAAAAATTGAAGGGAAATGCCAAATACATCAAAATATTTATAGTTTAAGCATAAATATTCAGACAGAAACATCAGAATCTGAGACTCTGTCTATATCTGCTGATAAAGATTTGATATCAGGATATATAAAGCTCCATTACATCTACAGAAATGAGGTTATAAAACAAGATGATAGTTCACTCCCCGATATTTATTTAGGTACTGCTATTTTAAAAATAAAAAATGACAGTAATAATCTAAATGGTCAATATTTTACATCAAGAAATGGTAAAGGACATTTTAGCCTATCAAGGATTCAAGATGAAAACAGTAATAAGAAATAAGAATCCGATCCTGTACCTTTAGCTATAAAGTAAAGCATGGCCTTACACCATGCTTTGATGAATAGCTATTTTATAATTTAAGTTGAATTTGTTGCCTTATTTGTATTGGCTGTAATGTTTGATATCTTTGCCGTATGCTATTGTACAATTCAGGTGTATCTACTGCCTGTAAAGAAACGATTAATACATAGGGAAGATCTGGTAAATCATCTACTTCAACAGGCAACCCCCCTTCACGACCATGGTATGTAACATCAAAGCAAGGATCTTTTAATGTATCTTTATTGAAAGTATGTTCACTACGTAATGTAGTTTCCCATTTGTGGGAATCTTCACGTAACTCTTCTTCCGTAGCATAAATATGCTTTTTGTTAAAAAGGGCAAATGTTGAGCCTGGGTTATCATTTGGTGTTTTTCTTAAGATAACTTCTAGACCACTTTTTGTATAGTTAACAGGGTGCTCAATATCAACAGGTGTTGTAAAGCAGAAAGTGGCTTTCAATGTCAC